AAAATATGTCGTTTGACACATTAAAGGTGGCTGAATTAAAAGTAATTGCAACAGATTTTGCAGTTGATACAGAAGGCCTAAAGAATAAAAAAGACATTATTGCAGCTCTAGCAGAAGAAGGCGTTACTTGGAGTGTGTATCAAAGCACTGTAGAGGCAATTGAAAAAGACACAGAAGAAATTGAAATTCTTCCTAAGTTTGATCCAAAGGCCCAGCCAGAAGATACTCTACTTGTAAGAATGACAAGAGATAACATGAGATATGATATTCATGGCAGAACTTTTACAAAGGACCATCCTTTTGTGGCAATGCCAGAAGAAGATGCTCAACAAATCTTTGATACAGAGGAGGGTTTTCGTTTAGCGACACCAAAGGAAGTTCAGGACTTCTACAACTAAACGTTAACATAAGTTAATGGCAGAAATATACAAAGATCAAGCCTCAAGAGTAATAACTAAAATTTACTGGGCAGGTGAGATAACCGATGCAGATGGAACAGTCACTGCACTGGTTAAAAGATCAAACCCAGACGGAGCCCCGTTTGGTGGTCTACCATCAGCTTCCTACACTGCAACAAAGTTAGATTCAGACTTTGGTACTTACGAAATTATAATTCCACAAGCGGCATCTAACTTTAATGAGCCTACGATAGAGATTACCTGGAGCTATTCCGTAAATGGAACTCCAACAACACACAAACAAATAGTAGATGTTGTTAGACCGTATGTTAGCATTTCTGAATCACTTGATAGACTAAATATTGGCACAGACGTATCCGACCCAAACTATAGGTCTTATAATGAATTAAAAATTGCAGAACGCTACGCAAGAAAATTAATTGATGCTTATACAAATCAATTCTTTTCACAAAAGTATATGACTGAGACTCAATACGGTAGTGGCACTGACGTGCTTCCGCTAAAGACAAGAATTATTAGTCTTACTGTTCTTAAAGAAGAAGGCATTACACTAATAGATTCTCCATCACAAATTAATAATTGGACATTTGTTCCAAAGATATCTGAATCAAATTACGGACTTTCTATAAATAAGCAAGACCTCTATGACAATTTAGTCTATACTGCTAACGGATTAATCCCACCAAGCATTAATGATAGATCATACTCTGGTGCCTTTAAAAAAGATTACATCTATTCAATTACTGGTTGGTATGGTTGGAACCGAGTCCCAGACGATGTGTCTGAAGCTTGTCTAGTGTTAATGCAGCAGTACTTTGAAAAAGATCGTGCATGGAAAGATAAGTATGTAAAAAATATTAGTACTTTTGACTGGAAGTTTGAGTTCCTAGATAAGGCACACACTGGAACTGGCAATTTGTACGCAGACCAGCTGCTTGATCAATACGTAGTCAATGGTATGGTTGTAATCTAAATGAGCCTAGCAACTTCATTAATGCCAATGAAGCTAGACATCTATCTTCAATTAGACACTCAAGATGAGAATACTGGTGCTATTAAAAAAGAATGGATTTTTACTAGATCCGTTCCTTGTGCAGCAAAAGGAATAATTTCAAATTCTGGTTCTGGTAGGGGAGGGGACAAGCAGACATTTAATAACAGGTATATGAATGAGCAGATGCTAGAAATAAGAACCCCAGACCCAATAACATATAGAGAAAAAATTACAAACGTTAGAGATATGAACGGCAACGTAGTTTGCAAAGAAATAAACTATCCAAATAACAACCCAACAGTATTTGAGATTATAAGCTCTACCCCGATTACCGATCCATTCGGTAATGTTCTTGCATACAACTCTGTTGCAAAGAGATCGGAGAATCAGGAAATTGGATTCTAGCACAGCGTTAATTCAGACTGCCAGCGGGCTTGAAAGATTAATGGCAGGCTCAGCCCCAGGAGTTCTTAAAGATAGCACAGTCGCACAAATATCAGCATTTCTATATTATGAATCTGCGGTATTGTCTAGGCTAACAACAAACGCAGAATTCAAAAATTTATTTAAAACAACAATCTTTAATCAAATAGAAAAAGATTTTGGTGAATATATAGATTCACAAGCAAGAGTAAAGCCAAGATCTCTGCATCACGTATATGAATGGAATAAGGCTGGTGTGCCAACTGCAAGACTATTTAAGCTCCACACTATTGATATGGGTGGACTTTCATTTAGAATAAACTACGACTTTAAATTATCTAAATCATCGGTTCCCTCTAAAAACAAAAAACAAAAGAAAAAATATATATTTGCCAACAAGGCATCTGTGATGGAAGCTGGAATGCCCATAGTAATCCGTCCAAGGTCCGCTGAGCGCCTTGTATTTGAGATGGATGGTGAAACAGTCTTTATGCCTAAAGGTACCTCAGTGACCGTTAAGAAGCCTGGTGGAGCACAAGCATCGCACCAGTTCTCATTATCATACGGAAGATTTTTTGGCGGGCAATTAGTAAACTCTTCAATAAAATCATCTGGGCTACAAAGGATATTTAATTCAAAGATGGCAAAGGCATTAGGAGTACCAATGAATATTAGAAAGGTGCAATATAGCTTTAGCCCTGGTAAAATAAGATCACAGGCAGACGCATCACTACATGCAGCATTTGGAGGCTCACTATGACGGTAGATTATAAAATAGACGCAATGTTTGAGCTTCGTAAATTTTTGTGGAAACAGCTAAAGACCACTGGCATATTTGACGCCTACGATTACTATTCAGATAATCTCGGAACAGAGATAATTCCAATAATTCCAGTACAACAATCTCCAGAAATGGATCAATTCTTAAACGGTAAAAAGCATATAATCTATGACAAGATAGGGATGTCCTACGAAGAGAACTGGCTAATATGCTGTGAGAAGGTTTTGTTTACCATATACTCCACAGATGTCACAGAAATATATGAAATTAGAAACCTTATGATGGACCTATTCAGAAGAATGGACGAATCGGCTAGGGATGCCAACAAGTCAAAAGATACCAATAAATTAATATTCCACAGCATCCACGTGGTAGAGACATCACCCATAGAGCCTTCAGCAGAGCTTAAGGGCTTTATGTCCACCGACGTAATCCTAGAGGTCAAGTACTCAAGGACTACCGACGGCACAGGCAGATTCGACTAGTTGCGTTTAGTCCAGTTATCCAGTAAAATTAGCTAAGAGGAAAAAGCCTAGCCAGCTTTGATTAGATTTAAAACGTAAGTCAATATATATATTTATTTAATAATGGAGGTTTTACAACATGGCACAAAATACAGGTAATGCTAGAAACATTCTTGTTGGTGCGTCCCCACTGTTTCTTTCAGTAGAGGATTCAACAACATCAGGATACGTAGAGAATTTGGTTCCAGGAACACTGGCAGCAGGTTCAGTTAATCGCAACAAGACAGTTCCAGCATTTAAGAATGGAACAGCAGCAGGCGCAGGTGGAACACCAGCGGCAGTAGCAGGAGAGTCATACACAACAACACTTAACGGTGTAGATGTGGATAACACAACTTCTTCAGCAACAACAGGTGCTGCATACCGTAACGTAGGTTACACAAACAATGGTCTTCAAATTACTTACAACCCATCATACGGTTCAGTAACAGTAGATCAGCTTCTTGACTCAGCAAAGCTATTCAAGGAGACAATGGAAGTTATGATTGCAACAGAAATGGCAGAAGGTACTCTTCAGAACGTTCTAGGCGTATTCGGACAATCATCATCAACACTTTCATCAGACGGTAAGACCCTTGGTCTTGCAGCAGGTGCACTAGGAGAAGCTCCAGTTGAGCGTCAACTAGTTGCAATTGGACAGGCTCCAACAACTGCAGAATCATCAAAGACTGAGCGTGTATACTATGCACGTCGTGTTCTTTCTGTACAACAGTCACAGTTCTCTTTGGCTCGTAACGCAGCATCAACATTCCCAGTAACATTCCGTTTGCTCCCATCAGGCGACGCAACATATGCAGGTAAAGAATACGGTACAATCGTAGACCGCACTTGGCTCTAATTAATATTAATTAATTAATAAGAACCCCTCAAGAAATTGAGGGGTTTCTTATTGCCATTATATTTCCCATATGATACAATAATTAAGACAAGATCCTAGGAGGATTAAATTGGCAACTACAGTATATGACGTTGAAGAAATTCAACTACAAAATGGCGCAACAGTTAAGCTTAAGCCTTTAACAATTAAAGAGCTTCGCAAGTTTATGGTAGTCATTCAGAAGACAGCAGAAGTAACATCAGAAGACGAAACACTAACAATTTTAATTGAGGCATGTGCAGTAGCTTTAGAAAAGCAGCTACCAGACCTAGTTAAAGATATCGACGCATTTGAAGATACACTTGACGTCCCAACAATCAATCGCATTCTAGAAGTTTGCGGAGGAATTAAGATGGACGACCCAAACCTTCTAGCGGCAACAGTACTGGCTGGTCAGAACTAGATTTAGCCGCTTTAGAAGGGGAAGTCTTTCTACTAGGTAATTGGAAAAATTACGAAGAACTAGAAGATAGCCTTTCAATGCCAGAGATGGTCCAGACTTTTAAGTCAATGCAAAAAACTGAAGAAGAAAAAAGAAAGTTCTTGGCTTCAATTCAGGGTGTTGAATTAAATGTAAGCAGTAATGAAAAAGAGGAGGGGTCATCCTTCGAAGATATCCAAAGAAGAGCATTAGGAATAACTACATCAGCAGATGATGTTGTTTCACTACAAGGCTCATTTGCAGCGCAAGCTGGATTTGGTATTGGAGCTGGATTAGGATACTCTATAGAGTAACATATATATATGGCAGATAATATAATAACTACCAATATTACCGCCCACGCAGACTTCACGAGCTTAAGAGCTCAACTAGCTGCGGTAACCGCCCAACTCGTAAGACTGCAAGAAACCACTGCTGGAACAAACGCAAAACTTGCAAACCAAATTGCAGTAATGAATAAGTCGTTTGCAACGACACTTACTTCAACTGGACAATTTTCACAACACTTTGTATCCCTATCCTCAGACGTAGACAAGTTCGGAAAGAACTTAGATAGAGGCCGTTTAAAGCTCAACGAATATTATAGCGCTTGGAACGGCCATACAAGAAAAACAAGTACCTTAATTAGAGATCTTGCCAAGCAGCAGGTAATGCTTGAGCAAGCTATCGTGCAACCAATTGGTAAAAATGCACAAGGACTAATGCAATACAATGTTATGGTTGCAAAGGGTCTTGATGAAGTAAAGAACAAGATGGCGATTGCTAGACAAGAAGCTGCAATCATGAATAAGGTCATGCTGGATGGATCTAACCAGCTTATTAACTGGGGTAAGAATACTCAGTGGGCAGGTCGCCAGTTAACAGTAGGACTAACAGTTCCACTTATTGCATTCGGTGCAGCGGCACAAAAAGCATTCAGGGAAGCAGACGCAGAGCTTGTAAGGTTAACAAAGGTTTATGGCGGTCTAGCTGCAACATCATCTGCAGATTTGGCTCAGGTAAGAAAAGACGTAACGGCAACTGCTAAAGAAATTGCTAGTTCTTATGGTGTTGCTTACAAAGAAACAATTGCTCTTGCAGCAGACTTGGCAGCAACTGGACAACAGGGCAACGAGTTAATTGCAGCCACACAGCAGACAACAAGACTTGCAGTACTTGGTGAAGTCGACAGACAAGATGCCATGAAGGCAACTCTTGCAATTCAAAACGCATTTAAGCAAAGCACAGATGAATTAGCACAATCAATTGACTTCCTTAACGCAGTTGAAAACCAGACATCAACAAGCCTTGCAGATTTAACTGAGGCTATTCCTAAAGCAGGGCCAGTTATTAAATCTCTTGGCGGAGACGTAAAAGATTTAGCACTTTATCTAACAGCAATGAAAGAGGGTGGAGTAAATGCCTCTGAAGGTGCAAACGCAATTAAGTCAGCAATGGCATCTCTTATTAACCCAACTAAAGTTGCAACAGAACAGTTTATGGGATTTGGAATTGATCTAAAGGGTATTGTAAATAATAATGCTGGAAACTTAACTGCAACAATATTAGACCTACAAGCCGCACTAGATAATCTTAATCCGCTAGATAAGTCTAGAGCAATTGAGCAGTTGTTTGGTAAATTCCAGTTTGCAAGAATGTCTGCTCTATTTGAGAACTTAGGTAAGTCTGGTTCACAGACACTGCAGGTAATGGATTTGATGAAAGCAAGCGCAGTAGATCTTGCAAGCATATCAGAGCGAGAATTAAAGATGATGACAGAGTCAGCATCTGGACAATTTAAAAGAGCTTGGGCTGCAGTACAGGCAGATCTAGCATCAGTAGGAGAGCAGTTCTTAAGAATAAGCACTAAGGTATTAAAAGTTGTTGACGCAATAATAAACTTCTTTAAAGAGCTACCAGGACCAGTTAAAACATTTCTAAATGCACTTGGCGGATTAACAGCAATTGCTGGACCGCTCATTATGATGGCTGGTGTAATGGGCAACTTTATAGGATATGTAGTTAAAGGAATATTTCATTTAAGACAACTTGCAAAAGGCGGCCAAGGATTCAAGCTACTCACACCAGAAATAATTGCAGCAGATGCTGCCGCAAAGGGATTAGCAACATCATTCTATTCAGATTCAGAAGCAACTATTGTCTTATCAAATGCAGTAAACACCTTGGCAGAATCATTTGTTAATTTAGAGGCAAAGGCTAATGCAGCAAAAGTTTCTGTTCAGCCAGCCGTAACAACAGTCGCAGGCGGAGTTATTATGGCTGGCACACCTTCCAGTGAAAGATCGGTAGATAAAGATCACCCACTAGTTGGAAAACCATTCTCTAGAGACATGTCTCACTTGATTCCATCTGGTATGCCACAGATGGGAACAATATTTGGAACAGTTCCAGGATCTAAACCAGTAAACATTAGAGTTGGAAGAAACCCACAAGCTTATATGGATGGAGATCTGCCAAAGATTCCTGGACTAACATCTATCGGCGGAGCATCTACAGGTATTGTTGCAGCAGAAGCAGCTAAGTGGCATGCGATGACAGCAGCAATTTCTATGCAGTCACAAGAAGAACTTGCAATACTTAAAAAAGAAGTTATGGCAACAGGAACAGTTACATCCAGCCTATCAGATTCATATCAGGCCCTACTACCAGAATTTACTCAAATAACACAACTTGCAGCACAAGAAACTGCTGCAATTGTCCAACAAGTTCAGCAAGGCAAGATAACTGTAGAGGCAGCAAGAGCAAAGATTATTGCACTTAACCAGCAAGTAGAATCAATGTTAGCAGAAACAACAAGGCTGACTGCAGCTGGAATGGGCAGAACAGCAAGTCTTAGCGTAGTGCCCTTAACCACACAGCCAGTAGTTGATCCAGTCACAGGCAAGTCTAATATGAAAGAAATGTTCCACAAAGGCTCTGTTAAAGAAATGGCAGACAGAATTGCTAGAGCTCTTGGCGGAGTAAGAACATCTGGCGCTGGATATAATATAGAAACAACCAAACCTAAATTTGCACGGGGAGGATATGTACCAGGTACTGGAAATACAGATACATACCATACAACCGCAGAGGCTGGTTCATTTGTAATTAACAAAAAGTCAACACAAGAAAATAAACCTTTTATAGATAGATTGCTGGGAGGTACATCCTACTACGCAAACAGAGGCGGACAGACACCAGTAGTTTTAACTCCTGGAGAAGCAGTAATTCCAGCCGATATTGCACAAAACAATATGCCTCTTATGTATGCATTAAATGGTGGCCCAGGAAATACATCTGGAATGGGAAGAAATGGCGGCGGAGCAACAGCAGCAGAAAGAGCACAAGCAGAAAGAAATGTTAGAGGAGCTTCTACTTGGGCTGCAAGAATGGAAGTTTCAGAAAATTGGTTAGAAGAAAAGCAAGTAAGACATGTAATTAATGATGCAGCAGTATTAAATGAATTAGGAATGTCTGAAGTCGAATCTATCAAAACAGCAAAACGACATTATGATGAAGCAAGAAGGTATGCTTACGATCCAAAAACAGATAAAATTGATGATGCTAGATGGGCAGAAATAAGAGAGCGTCAAGCAAAAGAATTAGACAAGCGTTTAGGCGGAAGGCTATTAAGGCCTATGCCTGTTCAGGTTGTAACATCAAGAGGAGTTACTTCTGGCAGAACAGTAATTCCAGCAATCTTGCCTTCACCATCTTTACTAGACACAATAGGCAAAATGGGCTTCTCAAGCCCAACAGAGCTTGTTAGAATAAGAGAGCAGCTATTCGGCCAATCTGTTTGGGACCCAGCATCAAGAAAATGGATCCCAGCAACACATTCATATGCTAGTGAGCATGATATAAGAATTGGTCAGTATGGATATCGAGCAGCGGGTAATTATGGTCAAGCAATTGCTGGTAACAAAGAAATTAATCAATGGACTGCTACATTCTCTAAACTAACTGGTAGCCATGAAACTCCATTTGTCGATAGAATTCCAGGAACATTAACAGAAAAACAAATAGCTTTAGATACTGTTGGTAACGTTCTTGGGGTTGGAAAAGGACCAGGAGTCGCTGAAAGAATAATGGCAGCCCCTGAAAGATTAAAATATAATTTTGGTATAACTAAAGCATTTATGAGTTTCTTAATGTCAAAGAGACCAAGCAGAATGTCAATGTCAAAGCAAAAGTTAAATACTGGTGGAACCGTTGCACAAAGATTATTCCCAGGAGGAACAGTTTTCCTTGGAATGCCTAAGACAATTAAACAAGTTGAGGCTCAAAGAGCAGCAAGAGATGCTATGGTGAGAGCAGACAAAGCAGTCGCAGACTCTAGATTTAGTAGAAACCCAGTAACCCTTTACGATGAAAAAATAGGTGGAGATGGAAAAGGACACAGCTTCCCTGTAGGCGGTATTGGCGGAGTTTATATTAGAGATGGCGAGAAGTTTTTTGTTAAGCCAGTCGTCGATGAAAAAAGAGCACTTGCTGAATCAAGATTTAATGAAATTACTAACGGTGTTGGCCTAGCAGCCCCACAACAAAGAGTTGTTGTAATTAAAGATCCCACAGACCCATTAGGTCGTAGAAAAATATTAGCATTAGAGTCTAAATACGACCCAAGATTTTCAGACATGCCTGATCAATTTGATGAGAATCAGTACTTTAAGCAGCTAGCCTTATCAGCATTGCGTGGCGACAAGGATTTAGCTAGAGGCAACCTAGGTGCAGACAGAGTTGCAGATGCAGGAGCTTCGGGGGTATTTGACACAGCTTCTGGAGTTAGAGAATATTCAAGATCTATGCCTTCATTTAAACATCAAGCAATGATGAACCTGCTTGGTGTAAAGGGCAGCGGGGCAAAGAGATTCTTTGCTGAATCAACTGCAGGTATTCCAAAAGGCATGACAGCAGATCAATACCATCAAAGAATGCTAGATGAAATTGCAGACATGCTTCCTAGATTAAAACAAACAATAAGTAGATTTGATTTAAATTCAGAAGAAAAAAATATATACAATGAAATGATTAAAAGAATGGAAGACGCAAGAAGAGAAAACTACACAGATCTTCACGGAATACATTCTTCATTACAAATAGCACCACAAAAAACACTGACTCCAGCCGCACTAGCCAAGATGGCAGCAGCCGATGAGTTAAAGCGTAGACAAAAAGGACATGCCGCAAGCCTAGCAGACAATGATTTTAAAACACCAGAGAATGGATTTATACTAGGCGGACTTATTGGAGCACTAACAAAAGGTAAAGCTCTACATAGAATTGGTGCTGGATTTGGTAAAGACTCAACTGGAGGTTGGGGAGTTACATCGTTAGAGATTGGAATGGCTGAAAAACTTTTTGCATCAACAGGATTAACCAAGAGAACCCAGAGAATTCTTTACGATAAGTTGGCAGCAGAACTTGCAAGCCAAATGCCATATGGATACACAAAAAATGCACAAGGCCATTTAATAAAAGCGCTAGAGCCAGATATCATGGATACCGTAATAAGATCTGCTGCATCTTCAACTTTGTCCGATCCTCTTGGAAGAAAAGTTCTTTCTCAAATAGATAGAGAAATCCTTAGAAAGAAATTTGCAAACTGGGAATCTAAAAAAGATACATCCATTACAGATGCATTAAAACAGTTAATATTTAAACTAGAGGGAAGAGAAAAGGGCGGACCTGTAAATGCAGGACAGCCTTACATAGTTGGAGAAAAGGGCCCAGAGCTTTTTGTACCTAGAAACGCAGGCGGCATAGTTCCTAATGGATATGGTATAGGCGGACAAATAGCAATGGGAACAGCTGCTATGGCTGGAGCGAATTTCCTTGCCAGTAAAGTTGCAAATGAAACAGTAGCAATGATAATTCAGCAGCTTGGATTTATGCTACCAATGATGCTTAGCCCCATGTTGGGTGGCGGTTCAAGCAAGGGAATGATCGGTAAGGGTCTGACAAAAGTTGGCCTAGGATCAATGACCACCCCACTAGCACTATCAAATAAAAACCCAGGAGAGATTACTAAGTTTGGAAATGCTTTAGTAAAGGCAGAATCAAGCGGAACAAAGTTTGGAAAGATGGTAGGCAAGATAGGATTTGGCCTAACAAGATTTAATGTAGGTGCAGCACTTGTTGTCGGCACATTAATGTTCCTTAAAAATAGGTGGGATGCAAATACAGAAAGCATGCGCTTAAATGCACTAGGCTATGGAATGACAGAAGAGGCTGCCAAAAAGGCAGGCTTAAAGTTTAGAGATTTTAATAAGTCATTAAAAGAATCTGTAGAAACAGCTAAGGCTACAAGAGAACAAAATCAATTACTTTATCAGAGCATGACAGGTTCTGGAACACCGCTAAACATAACAATTGCTGAGTTCAAAAAACTAAAGAAGACAGTAAAAGATCAGTTTGCTGACCAGATAAAACTAATTGATAAGACTAGCGCAGACGACCAGCTTGGATTAGCGGAAAGATTAAAAACACAGTTTATCGGAATGGGCATGACTTCTGAAGAGGCAACAAAAAAGATTTATGCAATGTATACGCTCTCAAAGAATTTCTCATCAGATGCTTCATTATATACAGTTTCAGCAGAAGGATTCAATGGAATTAAAACAGCCGTAGAAGCTGCAGCTGCTGCCATAAAGATATATAACCAGGCAGTTCATGAAGGCAGAGATGGAACTGAGCAGGCAGATGCTTTAACCACAGCTAATGCAGCACTGCTTAATGCAATTGAAAAAGATCAAGAGGCGGCTCTTAAAAAAGCGCAGGGAGATAAAAAAGCACCTAAGTTTATTAGCACAGCAGACAAAAAAGACTTAATGTTAAAAACAGAGCTAGAGACTCTGAAACAAATATCAAAAGAGCAAAGATATCAAAAGACTATAAGCCAAGCAACGCTTGATGAATTAGAAAAAACTAACCCAACTTTATTTGAGATTGCTACTTTGCACGACACCAATATATCTCTTTTACAAAAACAAAGACTTATTGCAAGAGGATTTACTCTTGATATGCGTGAGCTGTCTGCTACTCAAGTTGATCAGGTATATAAATTTAATATGGGCGTAACTCAAGCAATTGAGAATGTTGGAAGAGTAACATTTTTAAAAGCTAATTACGAAAAGATAGATAAATTAAGGCTACTTCAAGAAAAGTATACAAAGGCAATGAAGGGCCAGAGTGCAGCCCAGCAAATATCAGACAGAGATAAACTGGCTGCTCTACAAAAACAAATAGATGCAAACAACAAGCTAGCTGACTCAAGAATCAAAGCACTAGATGCTGCTAAAAAAGAAGGCGATATTGCAAGAGAAATTGCAAAGGCCCAGGCAAGGTACGAAGCCGCACTTGCTACAGGAAACACAGCAGACGCACAGCAAGCAAGTCTTGATATGCAGGGCCTACAAAGCGATTTGCAATACGAAGCTCAAGTTAAAGCAATTGAAGATGCTACAACTTTAAAAAATGCCCCCCTTTTAAAACAAATTGAATTAATACAAAAGAAACAACAGGATGTGGCAGACGCAGCAGCATTAGCCGCTGAAAAGTTTGGAGATCTTACAGAGCAAATTGATAAAGAAGAAAGTGCAGTTAACACTCTTATTAGAGCAATGGCAAATTATAGAACTGCAATTGATCTTCATAAAGAGGACTTAGCAAAATGGAAAACTTCCCCAGAAGCCCTTGGAATGATAGCTGCAATTACAGCAGCAGCAACCGCAGCAAAGGTCAGCCTAAAAGATTACCCAGTAGATCCACAAACTGGAAAGCCTGGAACAGCTGCAGCTGAAGGCTTAATGGCTGCGCTTGAAACTTCCCTTATTAAAAATGGTATAGTTGTTAATGGCGATATAATTATTAATGGCAAGAAGCTAGATGCAAGCCTTGGAACTCCTGGAGCTCTTGCAAATCCTGACAAAATTGCGGATCCAAGCAAAACTACTGGCAAGGGCACGCAAGCCGAACCATACAAATTTTTTACTGAGTCTGGCAAACCAATAAGCGAAAAAGATTATAAGTCCATGCCAGTAGGTGCATCAGGCGGTGGGCTAGAATACGTTCTTCCAATTCTTGCCATGCAAAACAAAGAGTTTAGAGATTGGCAAGCTGCTCAATCTGCATTCTTCAAAGCAAATGGTGGCAAAGGTACTTACATTTCTGGCGAATTAGTATACAACGCTACTGGAAATGTTACAAGAGATGGCAAGTATGTAGGAAGATGGTATGCTGGCCTCCCAGGAGGACAAGGAAAAGTAAGGTCATATGAGATCGGAGGAAAGGTAACTGGCCCAGGAACTGGAACATCCGATTCTATTCCAGCGTATCTTTCAAATGGTGAATATGTAATTAAAGCCGCCGCAGTAAAGCAATATGGAGTAGATACATTTGATGCTTTAAATGCACAAAAACTTGCTACTGGTGGTCATGTAAATATGGACAGTATGATTCCAAAGTTTGTTAATGGCGGACAAGTTCTTAAGGGTCTAGGAAAGGGAATTGTTAGTTTTATATCAGGACTTGCAAACAAACTTGAAGCATTAAAGCTTATGAATCAAGGGCTTCATAATTCTGAAAACCCAAACTTAGCTAACGAGCTTTTACATCCCTTAAAATATAAAGCGCAAAAAGAACAAACTTTAGGAAACTTTACACATTTCTCAGTAAGTCCAGAATATCAAGCGGGACAGCCAAAATATGGAAACAATGTATTTCAACCTAAGCTTGACCTTAAAGCTATAAAAGCAATATTAAAAAGCAAAGGCTTTGCAAGCCCATCACAGATGGCGGAATATGGATTAGAGAATGGGAGCATGTATGGTCTAAAGTTTAACGACCCAATCATTCAAGCAGCAATAAAAAATGGATTCATTGGAACAAAGCTTAATATAAACAACATGGAGGCAGGACAGTTTGCACCATTCTTTACTGGAATTAAAAGACATCCGTTAGGTGGCATAACTCCTAAGAAGTATGGATTTGGAGGATGGGTAAAATCTGGATTTAAGAAGATGCCACAGATTGCAGGTTCCTCTGCAATATGGCAATCAATGGAAGAAATAGAAAAACTACTTTCCTTAAAGTACGGAGCGGACAAGAAAGATTCTGGTTTAGAAAAATGGTCAAAGGCATTTGGAAGACTTGCATTCAATACAGCCCAAGGTGGAGTTTCTGGTCTAACATTTGGCGGAATAGGCGGACTTGCTGGCGTAGGTGCAGGATTAGTTGAGGGAATAATTGGCCTTGCAAAAGATGGATCGCAGTATGGAGTAAAGGGCGGAACTCAATCAGGCGTAAAGGGATTCAACGCTAAAACAGAATTAAACAACATGAGCGTACTTGGCTCATTAGGAAAAGTTGTTGAGAGTGCTGGACTATCTGTTCCATTTGGATTCGCTGGAAACAAAATAGGTCCAAAGATCAGCGCTATGATAAACAAGTTTAGGGGAAAGCCATCTTTGCCTGTATCAGAAAGCGTTCCAGTGGGATCAGATACATACAATACATTTTCAATTGGTGAAGAAAAGTTTGCATTTAAGGGCGTAGAGTCATCCTCTAAGGGAAGATATGGATCAATTGTTGATTCAGACCTATCGGCATTAACAAGTATTGACGGATCAATATCTGTTGTCCCAACAACACCACAAGGATTAATACAAGCAGCATTAAAGCTAAAACCTAATGATAAAGCATTAATGGATCTTCTAGATGGGTTTAAATCTAAACAATATGGGGACTCACAAACTGAGCTACTAGATTTAATGGTTGCATCTTCTTACATAGATCAAGATGGAAAGCTTTTGCCAGATATAAATACCGATGGATTAGCGCTAGTCATATCACACCTTGCTGGAGATAAAAATGCTACAACAGCTCTAAAAGGCAAAAAAACTGTATTAGACAGCTTGCTTGCAAAAGAAAAATCTGGAGCAACTACAGGATCTAATCCTTCAAGGTTTGAACATCCTTTAGAGCCAGATCAAGTACCAGTTATTCATTCAACAAAACACGGTCTATCATACGACCCAAGCGGTAATATAGAAATACGTCCAGCTGGGTACTACAGGGTTGGCGAAGGCCAGCTTCCTAAAGGCGCTGGAGATATAGACACTGCGGCAGTTGCAAGACCAACAATTCACACTGCGTTGTACGGAACAGTTGCTGATCATATTTACAGTCAATGGGATACAGCAAACAAAAAAATAGTAAGCACCCTTGGAGCTATGATTGGAGCCAACGGTAATCCACAAAGCTTAAATCCGATAGACACTTGGTGGTCAAGAAGCCCAGGAGAAAGTTTATTATTTCCAAAAGATAAGACTGCAATAATATCTCCATTTACAAATGAAGCTGACTATGTAAAAGAATTAATTAAAAGAGGTATTATTAAACAAGGAGAGCCTCATCCCATAGTAGTGTCCGATCCAAACAGCAATGAAATTTTACAGTTAAGCAAGAGCCAGTATTCTAATTCAGAGCTAGAAGAAATAGCAGAACTAGTTTATAAAGAGGCGGCACAAAAGGTTATAGTTAAAGACGGACAGCTTGTAACAGAGTCCAGAAGCCTTGGGGAAACTTTATATCACAAAATGGCAGAGCCAGCAGAATACCTTGACCGTGTAGCACTGCAGCTAGCAAAACAAAAATTAAATATAGAGGGAGGGCCTGTATATGTAGATGGTTGGGGATTAAGTAGTCCGTATGCAAACCAGCATGTTGCAGCTATAGCAGACAGCATAAAGGTTCCTCAATTACAGCATAGCCAGTCAGCTCAACAGTCTGCAGAATCAGCAGAATATTTTAGCACGGCATTAAGAGAAAGAGGAGACTACGCATATTCTGATCCAATAAACATAGACTCCTTAAGATACCTAGCACTAAGTGGACACTACCCAACTCCAAAAACAACGGCCAAAAAGCCTTCGTTTGACGATGATGATTTTGATATTTGGGACGATGACGTAACTAGAGGAGCTACTGGAGGTTTCTTAAAGGGCGGAAAAATAAGAATACCTGGATTTGCAGGAGGAGCATATGTAAACCCTACATACTCTGCCAACATGTCTATACCTACATTCGACTCTGGTATTAATATGGTTCCAGCAGATATGCTTGCTATGATTCATAAGAATGAAGCAGTTGTTCCTGCTAACATGAACCCCTTTAATCCAAATGCTAATAATGCTACAATGGGTGGAGCAACATTTAATATTACAAATAACATTAATGGATTCGATGGAGATATAAATCAATTGTCAAACATGGTAACTCAAAAAACAATTACTGCAATTGGCAGCCTAAACGCTAGAACAACTGCGATGTCTGGACCAACAATGACTGTAGGGATTAAGTAATGGCCGCATTAATTTTGCCAGTAGGCTCACTTATATTCTTTGAAAAAACAGTTGGAGATGTAACATCCTGGCAGGCCCTTAGCGAGCATAATAGATCAGGCGCAACTCTAGACACAACAAGAATTGAAAAATCACAAAGAATGTCCAATGGAACACTTAGAAAAATATTTATTGCTGACAAGGACACTTTGTCTGTGAGCTGGATGGATTTGCCAAGCGATTCATTGATGACAGTAGATGGACATTGGGGAGCGATGGACATTAAAACATTTTATGAAACGGCAGGACAAGGCGTTATAAAAGTAAAGGTTTCTCCAAATGGAGTTACTGCAAGAGATAAAATAATGACAATGTCATTTACATCAGCCAGCTTTACCATGAAGAAAAGAAATGTAAAGATGAATGGTCAGACAGTGCCACAAGAATTCTGGGATGTATCTATCACACTGGAAGAAGTTTAATGATTACTGGATCACCTGGGCTGCTCAGCTATTTAAATACAAATACATCTATCAAGATGACAAATGGCTGTACCCTAGAATACAACATGAACGATCTGATTGAAACAAAATCTATAGCAGCTTCTCCTGGCGCCGCATACGCATCAAAAACTATTAATGGATACACCTACAAGCCATTTGAAAAAATATTCCCGCTAACTAGTATAATAGATCCAAGAAGACCAAAGCGCTCTGGAATACAATATATGATTGATGGAGATCCAAGCGTTAGCACGACATTAAAATCTAATGTCGGAGACCAAAAGATATACTCCTCAGAAAAAACTTTTTCAAGCAGACTATACTTTTCAAGCTCTCAAGCTCCATATAAATATTGGGTATCTCTTGCATCAAATGCATCAAAGCAACTATCTGATTGTATAATAACCGCCACCTACCCAGTAGATAAAAAAGCTGCATGTAATAAAATTGTAGTTAAATTTGAAACAGCTCACTCCATTCCAACTGAATGGAATTTAAAAGTAACTAATGCCGCTGGAGTTAAGTCAACTATATATAGCGGAACAGATTGTCCAGCAGATGGTGTTGTTAATGTATACTACAATGGGCTTCCAACATGGACAACTGTAGCTGCAGATTTAGATACAACTAAGTCTATTGATATAAATAAATTAGAATTAGAAATTAAAAAGAATAGTATTGCTGGCGCATTTGTCGGAGTCATAGAGCTGTCGGCTAGATATGTTATTGATGTTTCAGACAGAACAGAATCATTTAATATATCTGCAAACTCCTCAGACAAAGTTGATGGCCTTGTTCCAGTAGGAGATGTCACAGCAAACTCAATAAATTTATCTTTGAACGCTTATGACAAAAACTACGATCATTACGATAAAATTAAATCTTTTAGTAAAGAAAAAATAAGTTTATATAAGAATATTATAATAAGGCCCTACGTAAGAGTAGACATGGAAATAATAAATTTGGGCGTATTCTATTTAGACTCCTATTCTGTTGATGAATTTGGAGAAATAAATATTTCTGGGTTAGATGGAGCAAGAGAGCTTCAGTATATCAAGCCGCCAGATATTGTAACAAAAGATATGTCTTCAGTTGCAATCATTAGAAGACTGCTAGATTCAATTGGATTTACAAACTATAACTTTAACATACCTGAAGGTAGCAAAGATACCGTAACACCATTTTATTGGTATACGGATAAAGAAAAAACGGTTTGGCAACAGATTCAAGATTTATGTAAAGATACTCAAACCGTAGCAATATTTGACGAAAACGATAAGCTTCAATTTTATCCAAGAAGCTATATGTTTTCTCCAACAAAGCTACCTCAAGCATCATTTAGATATGATGCAAAAGGAAGCAATCTTCCAAACATATCTTCTATATCTATTGATAATGTTCCATCTGTAAAAAGTATAAAAGTTTTATACAGCCCACAGCTAAGCTCCTCATACCTAATTAATGCAGACCCTATGTATAAATCACCAGTGGTTACTCTAGGTGCCGCAGCTTTAATAAAAACTCTTGAAGTTGACGCCCCGACAGAAGGAACCGTAGGATCAGAAGACTATGCACAATTTGGTTCTGTTTATTTAGAGCCGATTGTAATATCTGGAATAGAGCAGCAGTTTTATTCATACTCTGGCTACCTAGTTATAGACAAAGAAATTGTTGAATATGATGCAATTAAATACCAATATAAAGATTTAGATGGTGTCGTACAAAAGAAATGGATAACATCAGAAGCAGATGTACAAAAATATAAAGGCCTAGGGCAGCCAAATACATTTGAGCCTACTGGGCAATATAGAATAAAGACTAGGAATGCTTTTGGAGCTGTCACACTTAACAACGCTCTACTAAGACACCCAGTGTCTACTGCTGACCTTAAGCTAGAATGGGAAGGCCGAAAGTGGAACACTGTAACGGGAGATTTTGTTCGTGACGACTCAGTCTTTAAGCTAGAGAAAACTTTAGTTGAAAAAGATGCAGGCGGAAAGTACATTAATAATCCTGACAATCTTCTTGCTTCTATACCATTATCAATGATGACAATTACTGCACCAGAAGTTGAATTAAAAACAAACACTGACCCAGCCACCAAGGATGCAGTTCCAAAGATACCAGTTAAAAATACAGTTTATAGACTAGTTACTCCTAAAGAAGAAGTAAAGTTTTTTGGTACCGTAACTCCAACAAGTAATGATAGCTTTGCAATTGGAACAAACATGTATTTCCCGTACAGAATAGATCCAGCTTCCCAGCTGCCAACAGGCAATCAGCCAACAATAGCTGGACTAGCATTTGGTTTAAGCGCTGACAACAGAGACGGATACTTGTTAACAATCGGAACCTCACAAAATGCAAATATAGAAAAAGGATATAGAGATGTTAATTTTTATAAAATAAAAGCAGGCATACCAGAAAAGTTAATAACGTCACAAAAAGAAGCAGATGGCACAATAATAACAAATATAAATGGTGGCCAGCTGTATAAGATTGACATAAAGGCAAACTGGTCGGTCCCCCAAGGCGGAACAAAAAAAGCTCTTGCTCTTAAGATATCAATAAACAATAAGGTTATTGGTGTCGTAGACACAGATGCGACATCCGTACCAGAAAAAATTGGCTTACTTTCCGCACAAGGTATTTCTGTATTTGATTATGTATATACAACCTCAATAACCAAAGAAGAATTTTTATCAGGAGACGACTACGATTTATATAAAGGATTTCTTGGTTCAGGATCTTCTATAATAAAAACATTCGGAGATTTTGTTTTTGGCGAAGGCACCGCTCCAACAGATAGCACTTCATGGGTAAAAGAATTTGGCCCAGTGGCCAGAGAGTTAAGAAGAATTAAAGCAAGGTTTGCAAATCCAGGATTCCCTCAGTACACTCAGCTGGTAAACAATGACACCGTTACAGTTGTCGGCACTGCATTTGATACATTTACATTAGATGCTTTTGTAATGAATAACACTGGTGCATTTACAAGCCTATCAGACGGAAAGACAAAAGATTTTATTGTAGTTGGAGACTTCATAGACAACTCAGATCAATTTGAGTATATGAAACCAGGGCTAACTGATCAAGAAAAAGAAGAGCAGGTTGGGTTTGAGTCCACCTGGATACAAAAAGAAGATGAGGCCAAAGAGCTAGCCGAGTGGATGACAAATCAATGGTCGATGCAGCAAAAGGTTCTTACCATGCAAGTTTTCGTTAATCCGCTTTTGCAGGTAGGAGACATAATAGAAGTTTCATACCCATCAAATAATATATACTCATCAGAGGATCTTTCAGTCCCTACAGGATATAAGAGAAGCAAGTTTGTAATTCTTTCTGTAGATAGCACATACGACAATGCTTCTCCTCCTGAAACAACAGTTGTTTGTAGGTCGATTTATGTTCCGTGAAATGGTAGAATGTTGATATGACTAATATAAGAAAGCCAGCATCCGCAACAGCAAAAGAAAAAAAGCTATTGCTATTTCCTGGCGACCCTTTAATTAAAATATTAAAGCCAGACCACTATGTTATTGTCGACCCAGGAACATTTGAGCCTGAAGAAGCTTTTGTAGAAGGGTCCGAAGAACCGCCTGGTCCACCGCCGCCGCCACCGCCAGGAGAACTTGAGGCGCCAAACCTAGAAGATATTACTTTAGTTAGCAAAAAGCTTGTAACAGACAAAAATAAAAATCAATATATTGAATTTGTTTTTAATGTTAAAAATCACGTAGGAGATAGTGTAGTGGGGGCACATGTATATGGACAATAAAATTTTTGGAGAATACGTTTTTTATGAAGACGGAAAAGAGATTCATAGAAGCAAGAACATTTTAACAAAATTTGGTAAGAGGTATATTACACAATATTTGGCTGGCAAAAATAGCTCACCAGATAAAGATATTGCTATTGGCATAGGCTCTGCATCAGCAACTGTAAATGATACACAGTTAGATTTTGAATTCTACAGATCAGCAGTAAATCTATCAAGCGTAGATATACAGACAAGCCCATTAACTGGAGTCAGCACATACGGAGTCGTTTATAAAACAACAATCCCAGTTGATGTATCTGGAATTATTAATGAGCTGGGCCTATTTCCAAGCACAACTTTTGGAACAACTGATTACGCAAGCAGGTCTATATCTTCATTTGAAGACAGCAAGCTTTGGATAGACAGTGTTGGAGCCAGCCCAAGTTTAGTAATGACATCATCTCCAAAAATAGGGGCATACTATTTGTCTATAGATGCGGCATCATCTCAATCAAAAAATTATTTCTATGATTTTAGCTTAGACATATCAGGCTATAGCGCTAACGACAGCATGACATTAGCCTACTACCAAAGTGATTTAAACTTAGACTACATATATTTTAGAGCTTACGACTCAAACAATAATTATTATGAGATGAGATACCCTGCAGAAAATGCTATAGGGTATAAAGTAAAATCGTTAAAATTAAATAACTTATATAGCAGCGGGTTTACATCAGGCACACCAGATCAAAACTCTATTGTAAAAATATCAATTGGTGTTAAAGCAAAAAGCTCAGGAGCGACAAATGTTTTGCTTGACGGACTTAGAATAAACGATGAGGATTCATTTAGATCAGACTATGGAATGATAAGTAGATCTGTTCTTTCTCCAAATAATTTAATTACAAAGTCTTTGGGAAAGCAAATGGATATTGAGTACAGGCTAGGACTTTCATTTTAAATGAGATATCCAATGATGAATGACGGAGGAGGCATCCCCGCAGATCTTGAAAAAGACGCTACCGATGCAGCAGCTTCTGCTGCTTCAACCTCCGCAGGTTCATATACAAAAACAATAAGAATGATCCCAGTAAAGGATTACACTTATAAGTTTTTTTTCACATATGATTATGAAGATTCAGAAACAAAAAAGATAACTGAGAGTGATAGATCACCAGCATATTTAGTAAAGCACGTTATAGAAAACGGAACCTTACCAGTTAAAAACCTTACCCTAACTTCAGGATTTAAATCTTATGGAGTTAAATTTGACCTAGATCCTTTGAGCACACAAGATGACGTAGTTATATTTGAAAGCCTTACAAGTGATTTTGCCACACAAAATATTGTCTACGTTGGAACTTCTACCAATGTAACTATCCAGGCTTCTAGCTATGCCCAAAGGTGGGTAAAGGTTAGATCAAGAGATAGGTGGGACGACTTAAATATATCAGAAGTAACTGCTGGGCCAGTTATAATTCTTAATTCTGAAATAGATACAACAAAAGTTCCAAAGGCACCGACAGGAGTTTCGGTAACTCCTTCAATTGATCCTGAAGATAAAAGCGGATTCAGTATAAAAATTGATGTATCGTGGACGGCGAGTACAGATGCAGATACAAATGGATATGTAATTAGGTGGTCTCCTAATAATCCTGCAACTACTACAAATCCATTATGGGAATATGGGCAGGTAGACGGCAAAGCAACAACAAAATTTTCTATAACAGGCTTAACTCCAAATACAGTTTACTATTGGCAAGTCACAGCAAAGAGCCCGTTCAACAGTATTTCTTGGAACACTGGAGTTGCGGGGCAAGTTGCGTCTGGAAGTTTTGGCCCCGTCTCAGACCCTAATGCCCCAGAAGGCAATGTCCAATTAAGATCTATATTATCTATTGGCGGGAAGACAGCAGACCTATTTAAAATAGGAACAGGCATTACGCAATCTATAAATACATCTAATACAATTACTCCAACACAAACAGCTGGTACATACAACGGAATTATATTAGATAGATCAACAACAAATTTTGGGCACAACTACTGGTTAAATACTGGACAATTTAGAGTTGGAAGCGCAAGCTCATTTTTATATTGGGACGGATCGGACGTATATACAACTGGTAAAATAAATGCAACTGGCGGAACATTTACTGGAAATCTTAGAGTAACCACAGGAAGTATTATTGCTGGTGGAACACTTGCACAAGACGGAACAGTTTCTGGTGCAAGGGTTGTTATGCAATCTGGTGGCTTATACGCACACGATGCAGATGGAGCACCAAGCGTTTTTATCCAATCTTCCGATGGGTTAATTGATGCTCGTAAAGGATACATAGGCGGATGGACAATTAATGCAACATCGCAAACAGATGGATATATTCAAAGCTCTAATACAAAAATTGAAAGCAGCGGAAATATAACTCTAGGAGATACAACTGCTACACTTCCATCTGTAGTAAAATTAAGTGCATCTGATCCAGACTATAGGCTATGGATTGGAAGTCAGGTAGCATCTAATGCACCATTTAGAGTAACTAAAGGTGGAACCCTGTATGCTCAAAATGCAGTAATAGGTTTAGCAGCTGGTTCAACAATTCCTGGCTATGCAACTGAGGCATCGTTGTCAAATTATGCAACAAATGCTGCGCTTTCAGGATATGCTACTACAGACTCACTATCAAACTATGTAACAACTAACGGACTTACAAGTACACTAAACAGCTACTCCACAGCAGAACAAATCGCAGCAGCCTATCTGCCTACAGCTAGTTTTGATAAAGCAGGAATAGTATCAAAACTTATAAAAGCAACGGGAGGAGAAGCTGGCAAAATAGACGGAGGCCTTCTTCAAGTTGGTACAGTTATTGCAGATGGGCTTGTCGCAGACTTTGTTTACACTGGTCTTTTAACTGGTAACGTTATTAGAACCCAAACAGCTGACACTTTTCCTAGAATAGCGTTAAATGAAGTTTCAAATAAATTAACATTTCACACCGTATCAGGAGCTAGGCCTGGAGCCATATACTCAGTTGGCATGGGAACTTGGGGTAGACTAAGAATAGATGCCCCAGCAGGATCAACTGGACAAGTTCCTTATATGGAACTTTATACTCTTGACGCAACAACAAACTTAGCAGTAATATCTGCAGATGTCACAATGATTCAATCATTACTACAGGCAGATGGAATTTTTGTAAGCGGCAGATCAGAGTTTAATGACAGAGTTTATGCAAATTTCCTAGGGACTGGATCTGGACTTGCTATTCATCAGGTACAATCTGGATCAAATGCTGGGTATCTAAAGGTAAATACTTCCACAATAAAGCATAAGCACAATATTAACGCTATTGATAAGACTAACTATTTGAATATAATTGACCTGCTAAGGCCAGTCACATTTAATTATAATGAAGATATAGACCCAGACCAACTAGAAAATGTTGGTTTGATTGCAGAGGATCTAGAAAATATTCCAGGACTTGAAAAGCTAGTTATATATGATGCAAACAATGATCCAATTGGTATATCTTATGACAAGCTCCCAGTATTTTTAATACTAGCATTGAAAGAAATGAAAGAAAGGCTTGACGCTCTAGAGGCGTAATGATATACTGTAAATCTATCAAGGAGATATAATGGATAAAGTAGAACTAGTAGTACAGGCTTTGCAACAGCGTATCGGTGAGATCGTCTCACAGTATGAGACACATGTTGCAATTTTACGTGCAGAAATTACACAGCTATCAGATCAAATTAAAACACAGGAAGTTCCAGCGGAACAACCAAAGGAGTAAAAAATGGCAGAAGTAGTATCAAAAACAATTAGTGCAGGTGACCCAGTCACGTCAGATTTAATTAATAACATAATTAAGGATTTACGTGCTATTGCTAAAGATAATGCTTCTCAAAGCATTATAATACAAAATGCAGCGGACACTAAGGGAACAGGCGTTTCTTCAAAAGTTTATCACTCTTCTATGAAGAGATATGTAAAAGAAGCTTGCCAAGACATAGTGTTTAATTTTACTGGTTTAGGATTTACCTCAGCACCTAGATGCTGGGTTCAAATTGATTCAGGCGGAGCAAGCCTAATAGACACAAATTTAAACTTTAACCTAGTTCTTCATTCCGTATCTACAACAGAAGCAAGATGGAAATTTTATGCCAAGGGCGTAAAGCCATCAACCCTTACTTTCCACATGTTTGCAGTTCCAACTCAATCATAAACTATTGACAATACGTACCAATATGTTACAATTACTGTAACATCAAAGTCACGTACCCGTGACTTTTTTACATATTAAGGCAGACAATGAGCAACGATTTAAAGTGGATGATATCATCCGACCAGCAGTTCCCGTATCAGGATGATAAAATGATTGCCCTTTGGTTTAAAGTCATGAAATGGTTTAAGCCAGATGTCGTTGACTACCTTGGTGACACAGATGATCAGGCATGCTATAGTAAATATACAGAGGGTAGATCAGCGGAATTTTTAAACCTTCATAAAACAGATAGCCGAGATCTTATTGTTCCGATGATGCGTCATGAAGCAAAAGGCGCAAGAGATTTTTATGCTAAGACAAGAGAGATGCTCCCAGACGCTCAGCTTTTTTCAGCCCTTGGAAATCACGACGTTAGAATTTTTAATTATGTAGATGCAAAGCTACCAGACTATATCAACGAAGTAACACCAGAAGCTTTGTGGGGTCTTGACTCATTAGGATATGAATATATTCATTATAATGAATTGCCAAAGCGACGTTTTGGAGATATCCACGTGCATCACGGACTATCAATTGCAGCAACTGGGTCTGTTCGTAAAGACATGGAAGACCTGCAGATTTCATTAATTAGAGGACACTCTCATAGAATTGCATCCCACCTAGTCACCTATGAGCTTAGAAATAACGGCGAAGGAGAAACACTTCGTGGATACGAACTTGGACACATGTGTGACGAAAAAGGCCCAGGAATGAAATATATGCAACACCATGATTGGCAAAAAGGATTTGCGGTTGCTCACATTGTTAATGACTATCCTCATATTCAGATGATCCATGTGGCACCTGATTATTCATGTGTCGTTGACGGGAAGTTGTTTACACTATAATGTGGTGCGGTAAATGTAATGGACGAGTTTTTGTAGATAGAGTATTTTCTCAAAAACTACATATGGAATTATTCTGTATCATGTGCGGCAAACGCTGGATGTGTAATAAGGAAACGAGTGCTTTCGGAAAATGGCTGGAATCAAAAGAAACGGCAAACCAAAAAGCTTACGGTATTTCTTCTTAAACGATAAGATACACAAGGTATTAAAGTCATCTAGATCAAAGGATGAAATTATTGCCTGGTGCTACCCAGATAAGAAAAGAGTTATGTACTCTTATTCTCAAGTTAAAAAGAATATGCAGACAGCATACACTATTGTAGAGGTTGCCCATATGCTTAATAAGCATAGGGTAACCATACAAGAGTATATATTAAATGACAAGGTTTCCACACCTCAAAAGATATATCCAATAGGACAGCCAGATAGTGAAAATTGGTCACAGTATATGTTTAATCAAAAAAACATCTTGGACATACATGAACATATATTAGATTCAGGTCACTCAAAAGAAATTCCATCAAAAGCAGAGTTGCAGGCTCTTCTCAAAAACAATTTAGTATTGTATACTAAGACAGAGGACGGTAAGTTTGTACCAGTATGGAAGGCAGAGTAATGGAAAAAGGCAGAGTAGTTACTTGTGATATCTGTAATCGGGACATAGAAGTTCGCTGGGGAATATTTGCTAGCGATACATTAAGTAGACATAAGAAGGCGGAGCATAAATGACAACGAGAGTCAAAGTAGATCTTTCATTTACCAGAAATCTTGGTAACTATGAGAGTATTAAAATTGGTGTAGGCATTGAAGATGATGTTAGGCAGGGAGAGACAGTAGATGCTGCAACAGAAAGAGTATATGCTTTTGTTGAAAATAAGTTAATTCAAAAAACAGAAGAGGTAGAGGAAGAGCTAAAGCGTGGCAAATAATAAAGAGCCCTACATCCTTCTATCTCTGTTTCAAAACTTGTATAAAGAGAAGTATGGCAAAGCACCTTCAATAAATAAGTTTCGTGAGAAATGGGCTATGCAAGACGTTATTGATAGTGTAGGATTTGATCGTGCAAAAGAGTTGATTGAATATTATTTTCACTTAACTAAGCATGGCCACACTATACAATTCTTTTTGTATAACTTTGATAAGATGGATGCAGTTAGAACTGAGATTGAAAAAGATAAAGAAAAGCGTCGTTTGTTACTAGAAGAAACGAAGAAAATGGTAGAGCAAGGCGGAGCAGAATGAACACAGAGGCAGAGTTAATCTCAGCGGTATGCAAGAATAAAGATATAAGTACACTGCTTGCTGATAACGTAGACGACCTATTCACATCTCATAAAGACATTTGGGATGGCCTTAAGTCTTATTATTATAAATTTAAAGCCGTACCAGAAGCTGGAATTTTGCAGGAGAGGTTTAAAGACTTCGAGCCAGTTGATGTTAAAGGGCAGACAGGCTATTACTTAGATACCCTTAAGAATGAATTTATTTCAAATAAACTTAAGACTATTATTCTTCGTGCTGGCTCATCTTTAAAAGAAGATGCAGCATCAAGAGTTCTTGAAAACATGCAGTCTCAGCTAGCTGGCCTTAGTAGATTTACAAATAATGTTCGAGACCTAGATATCACTGATGCGGAAGCAGCAATCAGACATATGGAGTTGTTGCGAGTACGATCTGCAGAAATGGGTGGATCTCCAGGCATCAAGACTGGTTTTGAGGCAATAGATTTGGCATACCCAACAGGAATGGCTCCTGGACACCTAATCGTCGCTATCGGCTGGCCAGGCCGTGGTAAGACATGGTTCACTTCTTATCTTGCATGTAAGGCATGGGAGCAGGGATTTAAGCCAATGATTGTGTCTCTTGAAATGTCACCTGAGAATATGCGTGACCGTATCTATACAATGCTTGGCTCTGGACTGTTTAAAGCTTCTGACTTTTCGAAGGGAGACATTAATATTGATGACTTCCGTTCATGGTCTACAAAGAAGTTTGCTGACAAGAATAGCTTTATCTTAATTTCAAATGAGGGCAACACAGAAGTTACCCCAGCAACGATTCAAGGTAAGATCGATCAGCACAAGCCAGACCTAGTAATCCTTGACTATCATCAGCTATTTAATGATAACAAGCGAAGCAACTCTGAAGTTGAGAGAAACCGAAATGTGTCTCGTGAATTTAAAATGCTTGCTGTATCAAACAATATTCCGATTATTGATATTACTGCCGCAACTGCAGACGATGTTTCGGACCAAGACAATCCGCCAATGATGTCTCAGGTGGCCTGGTCAAAAGCTATTGAGTACGATGCCGATATGGCTATGGCGGTGCACAGATATCCAGGAACTAACATGATTGAGATTGTGTCACGCAAGAATCGACATGGACATGAATTTGGATTATACTTAGATTGGGATATCAACAGGGGTATCGTCAAAGAAATTTATGAGAATCCGTTCCAGAATAATGAATCACAAACAGATAAAAAGATTTCAGGTTAGAGTTGAATTTCTAGATGACTCTGATATGGTTAGGATCAAGCATCAATATGAAAGTATGCTCACTCACCAGATGAGAGATAGCGGGTATCTCAGGATACTTGACATTGACACTAACTTTTCGGTAGAATTTGATGGAAGTACATGGATGTTTTTAATGACACTCTATGGTGTATACGTAGGAAGAAGAAGAGCATGGCGTCACGAAGCAATTACGCAAGGAAAGCTGATACCACGCAGTACTCTAAGCAACATATAAAGGCAATTGTAAAAAGCCTTGGCTTACAGGTAGCTGGTGAAACAGACATAGAGGTTTCTTTCTACTGCCCATTTCATTCTAATAGACACAGCGCAAGCTGTAGCATAAGCAAAACAACTGGAGCATGGCTTTGCTTTAACCCATCGTGTGGCGAGACTGGCTCACTAATAGAATTAGTTAAAAGAGTTTTGCATAAAAATGATTTTGAAGCAATGAGATATGTTTATTCAAAAGAAGCTGAGACCTTAGAAAACTTTGATGATCTTCTTAGCGATATGCTAGAAGACAAACCAGATTTTGTAGAGTTCCCAGAAGAAATACTAAACAATTTATACAATGATTTAGTTGCAAGCCCAGAGGCACAAGATTACTTTAAGTCCAGAGGTATCGATATGTCTTCAATGTCTCACTTCTATTTAGGATATTCTCCTAAGCAGGACATGGTTACTGTGCCAGTCCATAGCCCAGACGGAATGGCAGTTGGAATTGTTGGTCGCTCTATATCAGAAAAGAAATTTAAGAATAGTACAAACCTTCCAAGAAGCAAGACTATGTTTAATATTCACCGTGCCAAAAAAATTGGAGATAATGTTATTATTGTAGAGTCTAGCTTTGATGCAATTCGTGTGCATCAGGCTGGATTCCCCAATGTTATTGCAACACTTGGAGGACATATATCTACAGAAAACCTAGCATTAATAAATAGATACTTTAATAAAGTTACTCTAATGACAGACGCTGATTCAGCTGGGCGTGAGCTTGCTAACAGCATAGCTTCTAGATTAAAGAATAAAGACCTCTTGTGGGCTTCGTACGAATATGGTAAGATATATCCACATGATGCAAAAGATGCTGGCGATCTGACCGAAGAGGAAATTAAAGCCTGTATTAAAAACGCAGTTTCCAATATTGAATATCAATCTTGGACCCATGATAAATAATAAACAGATGGATCTATACCATCAATTACAAAGGAGAAATATATGGGAATAGTAAAAGGTCTTAAGGATCTTAATAAGGTTATGGACAAGCCACAATCAAGTGGCGGAGACGGTGTAAAAGGCCGTTGGGTTAAGCTAGAGGATGCAGAGAGCGTAAAGATTCGCTTTCTTCAGGAACTAGACCCAGACTCACCTACATATAATGAAAAGGCTGGCCTTGGATTTATTGCAGTAGAACACACAAATCCAAAGGACTATCGCCGAAAGGCTCTATGCACAATGGAAGACCAGGGTAAGTGTTACGGTTGCGAACAACATCGCAAAGACTATAAGGCTGGATGGAAGGGTCGCTCAAGACTCTACATTAATGTTCTTGTAGATGACGGGAAGGAAGACCCATATGTGGCAATTCTTTCTCAGGGGTCAAGCGGAAAAACAATCACCCCAACACTAATTGAATATGCTGGTGAAATGGGAAGTATTACAAACTTGATGTGGCGTGTCAAGCGTTCTGGAACAAAAACAGATACAAGTTATACAATTATCCCACTAGCAAAAGACGAGGCTCCATTCGATGCCTCAGCATTAGAACTGTTTGATCTTGAAACAACAGCAGTTCGTGATATGCCTTACACAGAACAAGATGCATTCTTTGCTGGAGACAGCTCTCACTCAGAAGAGCCTTCAGCAACAAGTAGCAATCTAGACTGGTAAATAATTAAATAGCAGGGGCAGTCTATTGACTGCCCCTGTATTATTTAGTAGAATGGCAACATGATCACCTACGAGATACCAGATCCATTTGAGACATTTGTTTCAAATAAGTATAAAAATTATGTAGGAGCAGTATATGATTTCTTTGCTAGAGAATGGCACATGAAATGTGGGTGCTGCAAAGAAGATTTATATGCACCAACAAAAAAGATATTAACTAAAATTAGGTTATATCACACTAGAAATGAATGCACAGGCGGATATTAATGAGCTTTACACACCTACATGTTCACTCCTATTATTCATTAATGGATGGACTAAATTCACCTAAAGAATTATGCCAAGCTGCGTTAGATGCTGGGCAAACTGCGATTGCAATTACAGACCATGGCACTCTCTCTTCACACAGAGATATGCAAATTGCCGCAAAGGAAACAGGCATTAAGCCCATTCTTGGTGTCGAGGCGTACATTTCTCCAACTGATAGGTTTGATAGATCATCTAAAACAGACAAGTCTATTCAGGCTTACAACCATATTATCCTTCTTGCAAAAAATAAGAAGGGGCTAGAAAATATTAACACGCTTCAAGAGCTTGCGTGGAATGAAGGCTTTTATCATAAGCCACGCATTGATAGAGAGGTTTTAAAAGAGTATGCAGAAGGTATTATTGTACTTAGCGGATGCCTTAATGGTCTTATTAGTAAGTGCATCGAAAAAGGCGAATTGGGAGAAGCAAGGCTTATACTCAAAGACTTTAAGCAAACTTTTCAAGAAGATTTTTATGTGGAGGTTCAATCTCATAATCCGCCAGAAATAAATGCTGCTCTTCTTGATCTTGCTGACGAGCTTAAGATTAAGGCGGTGGCAACTGGAGATGCTCACTTTGCTAAAGAAGAAGACAGAATATTAGAAGAAGCATTACTTATCCTGTCTACTTCTCCAAAGGCTGACAAGGACATGGACTTTGATATGTCCAGAAATATGAAAGATATGTTAGATAGATTTAACTATCTTTATCCTGACCGCAGAATCTCATTTCAAGATATGAATCTCTTTATTCAAAGCCGTTCTGAGATAGAGGCAGACTTTAATAAAGCTGGAATTAATCGAACAGACATCTATGACAACACAATGGAGATTGCAGATAAGGTTGGAGAATATGACTTCTATCAGGGCCTAGACCTCCTCCCAGTACCAAAGACTGATGCCGATGAAAGACTAAGAGAGTTGGCTGAAAAGGGCTTAGAGAGGCTACAGAAGGCCTCAGACCCTATTTATTTGGACAGGCTTAACGAAGAGCTTGGGATTATTGCTAAGAAAAATTTTGCCTCCTACTTTCTTGTTGTTGGCGATATGATTAATTGGGCTAAAGAAAATAATATCATGGTTGGCCCAGGCCGTGGTTCCGCTGCTGGATCATTAGTTTGTTATACATTAGGAATTACAGATGTCGATCCAATTAAATACGATCTGCTTTTCTTTAGATTTATTAACGAAGAGCGCAACGACTTTCCAGATATCGATACTGACTTTGAAGACCGTCGCAGAAAAGAAGTAAAAGATTATTTGAAGAAAAAATTTAAGCACGTTGCTTCTATTTCTACATACACTTATTTTAAAGATAAGGGTGTTGTTAGAGATGCTGCTCGTGTATTCATGGTTCCTCTTCAAGAGGTTAATCGTGCACTAAAATCTGTGGATACATTTGAAGACTTTATGGATTCTCCAAATACAAAAGAATTTAGAATGCGCTACCCAGAAGTTGTTTGGCTTGCCGATAGACTCCGTGGAAGAATTAGATCAGTTGGAGTACATGCCGCTGGCGTTGTTGTTGCAAAGGATGACTTAAGAAAGTTTGCACCAGTAGAGTCTCGTGAAGATTCTCAAGATAAAGTATCAGGAAGAATTCCAGTCGTCGCATACGATATGGATACGGTTGCAGATATAGGTCTTATTAAGCTAGATGCACTAGGTCTTAAGACTTTATCTGTAATCTCCGATACACTAAAGTCTATCAAAGATAGGCACGGTAAGACAATTAATCTTTCTGAAATGACTATGGATGACGCAAATGTTTACAAGATGCTAAACGACGGGTATACGAAGGGCGTATTTCAGGCAGAAGCAACGCCTTATACTAACCTTTTGATTAAAATGGGCATAGATAAATTTGAAGATCTGGCTGCTTCTAATGCTCTTGTTAGACCTGGCGCAATGAATACAGTAGGTGCAGCATACATTAATCGCAAGAATGGCAATGAGGCAGTAGACTATATGCATACAATCATGAAGCCATTTACCGAGAATACATATGGTGTTATTATATATCAAGAGCAAGTTATGCAGGCATGTGTACACTTGGGCGGTATGACTTGGGCAGAGGCTGATAAGGTCCGCAAGATTATTGGAAAGAAAAAAGATGCAAAAGAATTTGACCAATTCAAGGATAAGTTTATTGCTGGGGCTTCAGAGCACATTACTAAGAAAAAAGCGGAAGCCTTATGGCATGATTTTGAAGCGCATGCTGGTTATTCTTTTAACCGCTCCCATGCTGTTGCTTACTCTATGCTTAGTTATTATACTGCTTGGCTTAAGTTTTATTACCCACTTGAGTTCATGTTTTCAATTCTTAAAAATGAAAATGACAAAGACGCAAGAACAGAATATTTAATTGAGTCAAAAAGACTTGGGCTAAAGGTACTGCTACCTCATATCAATGAGTCCCAAGTTTACTTTTCTTTACAAGATAATGCAATTAGATTTGGATTGGCTGAAGTAAAGTTTATTTCAGACAGCATTGCAAACAAAATAATAGAAAGAAGACCGTTCAGTGACTATGCTGACTTTATTGATAAGGCATCGAAAAAGGGTTCTGGCATTAATAGCCGTGCTATTGCTGCTCTTAACTCCATCGGCGGTGCTGCGTTTACTGATAACAAAAGGCAAGGAAATGAAAAAGATAATTACTACGAATACTTAGGTATTCCAACATTTAATCTTGAAGGAATCCCTCCAAGGATTAAAGCTCAGGCAAGACCAATTGAAGAGTTTGATGACCTTGGTTCATTTGTAATGTTTGGAATGGTGAAGTCAATCAAGCGTGGAAATGGGTGGGCTAGAGTAGAGCTTGTAGATGAAACTGGTTCCGTTGGATTATTCCATACCGAGCAAACACAAATTGAAACAGGTCAAATGTATTTTATTTTGGTCGGAGACAACAGAATATCAAGGTACATAAAGGTATCAGAAATCAATCCAGACTCAAATGATTTGTTTGTAGACTATCTATATAGGAAGCAATATGATCTTGAAGAAGACGAGTACATTGTGGTAAACTTTACGCCATATACGACTAAGGCTGGCAAGCAGATGAGCCACATAGTCTTGTCGGATAAAGATAAAAACTTAACAAGAGCCATCGCTTTCCCAGCGATGTATAAAATGACCTTAGCAAAAATGCGTGAAGGTATGAAGTGCAAGGTTACATTGTCAAAACTAGATGATGGAACTTTAAATATCAAGGAGATAAAATGACAGAACAGATTAAGGTAAGTACAGCAGAAGATGTATTCGGAGCACTCAGTGTGCCAAAAATTCTAATTGCTGCGTTAGAAACTCTTGGAACAATAACTGTGTCTACGGATTTATTCATGAATGCCGCCACAGAAGATCAAGAGCTAAAAGTTGATTACAATTCAGATGATCAAACATTTACATTTGCTTTAAAAGGAAAAAATGAATCAGGGACAGATAACGACCAGCTCATTACAGACTTCGAGTAAAGGAGAAACGATACTCGTAACAGACTATGGTCTAGATGTACTCGCAGCTCTACTTCATGAAACTGCTATAGAAAAAGGATTTTGGAATAATCCAAAAAACTTCGACGTATTTGGAAACAAGTTAGCACTTATTCATTCTGAAGTAACTGAGGTGCTTGAAGCAATTAGAAAAAATAAAGGATCTGAACAAATTGTAGAAGAGATGGTTGACATATTAATTAGAACTCTTGATCTATATGCATCTATGCGTAACGGAGGATTTGTAGAGCACAGCCTAGACGAAGTACTATTTAGCAAGATGGAAAAAAATAAAGATAGACCAAAGCTTCACGGCAATTTATTTTAATGATATAATTGTATTAAAGAGAGAGATAAACTATGACTATAGCGATTGATGACATCCTTGCAGGATTAGATCCAAAAACAAGAGCAAGAGTAAAAGCAGCACAAGATGTAAAAGTTGAAAAGCAAAAGACACCTAGCATTGGATTAAACATGGCACTTAAGGGTGGGCTTGGGTATGGTCGACAAGTTCTTGTATGGGGCAATAAATCTGCAGGAAAGTCTTCGTTCTGTTTACAGATGATCGCTTTAGCGCAAAAAGAAGGAAAGACTTGTGCATGGATTGATGCAGAGGCATCCTATGATCAGGCTTGGGCAGAGATGCTTGGAGTAGATTCATCTTCTCTTATTTACTCACCAGCAAAAACTGTTAACGATATGGTAGATGTTGCAACAAAACTAATGGATGCTGGCGTTGACATAATTGTAGTAGACTCGATATCAGCACTCCTACCAGCAATTTATTTTGAAAAAGATGGAAATGAAATGAAGGATTTGCAAGACACCAAGCAAATCGGAGCAGAAGCAAAGGATATGACTCACGCAGTCAAAATGTTAAACTATGCAAATAAAAACACACTATTGGTACTCATCTCACAGCAGAGAAATCAGTTTGGATCTATGCATGCCTCCCACATACCGACAGGAGGAATGGCAGTCAAGTTCTTCTCTTCCACCGTCATTAAGCTTTGGTCTTCTGAGGCTGAAGCTAATGCTATCAAAGCTGGCATTAAAGTTGGTGACAAGATTATTGAACAAAGGGTTGGCAGACCAGTCAATTGGATTATTGATTACAACAAGCTCGGCCCCCCTAACTTATCTGGACAATACGACTTCTACTATCAAGGAGAATCACTTGGAGTAGATTTAGTTGGAGAGACCTTAGATGTTGCAGAGATGGTTGGAGCAATTGAAAAAGGTGGAGCTTGGTATACTGTTAACGGAGAAAGACTTCAAGGTCGTGCAAAGGCTGTATCTTATCTAAGAGATAATCCAGATGTTGTTAAAAAGCTAATCGAGGATATCAGTGCCAAATCTTAATGAGTTTTTAAATAAAGAAGAGCCAAAGGAAATCAATTCTACATTTGAAAACCTTCCTGGTTTAAGGCCATGCTCTAAGTGTGATATTGATGTAGATGGTGGGTTGTGGGATGCTGAAAATTTAATAATGAAGTGGACATGCTCCTCTGGGCATGAAACAGTGCATAGGATTGGATGATATAAAAATGGATAAGCTTATTGTTGCTCCTCAAATTGTTGTCTATAAAAACATTTTTAAAAATTCTCAACAGCTGATAGAGATTCTTGAAACAGATAAAGAAGATTCTATTTTTGATCCATGGAGACAGTGGTACCAGCAGGGATTTAGAAAAGATGTAGTTTTTGATTTAAATAAAAAATACACAGACACACAAGAATCCTTGTATCTAAAAGATGTTTGCGATATTGTAAATTTTATAAGAAAAGATTACTTTGATGATTTTGAAAAAGACAAAGGAGTCTGGCCTAGTTTTATTAATAACTGGGAGGACTTAAAAAAGCCACAGGACGTATTCTACCTAGACTATTTTAGGTACGTAAAGGAGCAAAACCATTACTCTGATAAAAATTTACTAATGGAATACCACGTAGACGAGTTCCCAGTAGTGAATGAGGCTAAGACAAGAAGACATGTTTTGACAATTAACTTTTATCTAAACAATGAATATAGCGGTGGAGAGATCTCTGCATATGACTCTATATCAAATAAAAGCTACACGTATAAACCACAGCCAGGAGATGCAGTTGTAATGCCATCTACAGAGCCTTTCTATCATGCGGTAAAAGGATTTGAGGGCTCCGATAGATACTTCCTAAGATCATTCATAGATTATAGAATGGATTCCGAAGAGGAATGGGTTTCTAAATATAGACTAAGTTATGCTGGCAGAGACAAAGAAGTACAGCAGCATGAAGACGATTATGTTTCAAATGATTTACAGATGATAACAGTTTCCTCTGCAGAAGAAGTTATAGTCGGTGATTGACTTGTCAGAAAGATCAGAAGTTAAAAGAGACGGCGCTAAAGCTCAAAAAAATAGTGGCAGGGGAGACTATCAAAAAGGAGATGCACAGTGGAATCAGTTCCTTGTTGATTATAAAGAGGCTTCAAAATCATTTACTCTTAATAAAGATGTTTGGTCAAAAATATGCACTGACACATTTAAGGTGAATAGAGATATGTATCCAGCGCTAAAGATTATTATAGGAGCAGAGTCAAAGGTAAGGCTTGGAATTATAGAGTGGGCAATTTTAGAAGAACTTATTGAGTTTTGGGAGGCAAATAATGTATAAGGTAGAGGGTTACAAAGACAATGAAAGACTGGTATCAGCAAAAATAAGGCCACTTGGCCCTAAGCGTGACTGGATGCATTCTATGACATACAATTGCACACCGATAACAGTTGCAAATTCATTAGGCTATGGAATTTATTTTGACGAGGATATTTCTTTTTCTTGGGACGGAGACAGAAAAAACCCAGCGGAAGCAATTTTAGGAAAGCAGTACGTGTGGTCAGGCCGTGGAGAAGGAACAGTTAGCTTTAATACAAACTTAATATTAAGAACTGATCCAGAGGTAAGTATGCTAACCATGCCAGTACCAAATGAATTTATAGACGGCGCAGAAGTTATAACAACAGTTCTATCAACATCAGTATTTACTGGTAGCTTTCCTATTGTGTGGAAACTGCATGAGGCTAACAGGGAGTACTTCGTACCAGCTGGGACAAATGTTGCCTGTGTTCTTCCCATATCTATATCACAGTTTAAAGACTCTAACGTAGAAGTTTTTCCAGGGATCTATCCACCAGATAAAAGAGTTCAAGATAGAAAAGAATATTTAGATGTAATTCAAGAGGCTGTTCTGGCTGGAAAGCCGAGACTGAAGATGTATAAAAAAGCTATTGATGAAAAGGGAAATAGTTTAGGTTATCATGAGTCTGATAATGTAAAAATGCATGTTACGTATATGGAGGACAACAAGTGACTATCTTTTTATTAGGATTAATGCTAGGATTTACTGTTGGGTATCCGCTTGGATTATTCATTGACAAATTAGATAAAAGGATTAAAGATGGCGGAAGATAAGAACACACTACAATTAATTAGTGATATAACAGAGTTCAACGATCTGCATGAATATATGCAAGATGAGCACCTAGATAAGGCATTGGCTATCGTTGTTAAGCTATTAATGACGCCAGATGTACCTTCATCAAAGGCCCCAACGCTCATAATGGAGCTTCAAGCAATGTCTACCAAGTTTGCAGTGATGTCTTCTGTCTATTCAACTATTGCTAAAGATAAAGCGGGAACAGTAAATAACAATAAGAAGAACGTATATTACTCAGTAAAGGAGTCCATAGACAAACTTGTAGATGCACTTAAGTATGTCGTTAGGTACAACTCATAAATGGCTAGAGATATTGTAAAGAACCTTAAATTTAAAAAGCACACTGGAAAATTCTTTGACCCAGAAAAATTTGCTGCATTGCTTGATGAGTCTTATCGTAATACCAAAAGAGCAGATGGAGAGATGACCAAGAAGTCTTTTAGCCCAAGCTCCATTGGATACGGTCATGGAACATGCCCAAGATATTGGTACATGGCTTTTTCTGGTGCTGTATTTATTGATGATAATGATGCCGTAGCAGTTGCAAACATGGCTCAGGGTACACAGGCTCACGAAAGACTCCAAAAGCTCATCAGTACAATGCCTGAGTGGAAAGCTGAGGAGGAAGAGATTGTTAATGAGTATCCACCTATTAGAGGATTTATAGATCTAATTATGGAGTATGATGGCGAAACTGTAATTGGTGAAATTAAAACGGCAAAGCAAGAGGTTTGGGACACTAGACAATCAGAGATGAAGTCATCAGCAAACCACATGCTTCAGCTATTAACCTATATGAAGTTAAAGAATGCCAAAGAGGGGTTTTTTCTATATGAAAATAAGAACACCCAAGAGATATTAATTATTCCAATCTCAATGAATGAAAAGAACAAAGCAATAATTGAAGAAGCTTTTGCATGGATGGAGCAGGTATGGGATAACTTTCAAAATGGAGACCTCCCAGTAAGACCAGCGGGATCTACAAAGTCTAAGATGCCTTGCACCTATTGCCCAGTTAAAAAAGCTTGCTACGACAAGTCTGGGCCAGTCGGAACGGTTGAGATAGATTTATATAAGGTGCCTAAAATATGATTTGTGCCAATACAGAATGCGCTAAAGATTTTGATGCCAAGACGCACAATCAAAAGTATTGTACTGATGAGTGTTGCCGAATTGCTACAAACAAAAGAATCATGGAGAAATACTATGAAAAGAAGGCTATCAAAAAGGGTGCCGTAAGGCTTTGTAAAAAATGTAAGTCTCAATTAAGCAGGTACAACTCAGATGATATTTGCTCATCATGTCTTAAAAAATCAAATGTTAAATTAAAGAATCTGTTGCAGGGGATAGTTGATGAAATTAGCTAGCCTTGTAAAGACTAAAGCTTATAGAGTTCTCGGTATAGATGCATCTACCAATTCTATTGCTTTTTGTTTAATGGAAAATGATATACCTTTAAAATGGGGTAAGATAAATTTAGTTGGTGAAGACATATACGAAAAAATTTACGATGCAAAAAACAAAATGTCAATGATGTTAGATGAACTTAAGAGTGATTACATAGTTGTAGAAGGAGCGATACTTGTCAGATCCCCAGATGCTGTGATAAAATTGTCTTATGTTTACGGAGTTGTTATTGCTGAACTTATGTCGACTGGAGCTAAAGTAATTACAATTAGTCCGTCAGCTTGGCAATCTTATATTGGCAACAAGAATCCTACAAAAGATGAGAAGTCTGCAATAAGGCTGGCAAACCCAGGTTATGCTGACTCTTGGTATAAAAATCAATTACGCAATATGAGAAAGCAAAGAACAGCAGATTATTTTAATAAGAAGTATGGATTAGAGATCTCAGATTTTGATGTGGCAGATAGTTTTGGAATAGCACACTACAGCAATCAGGTGCTAACTAAACGATGAAGCTGTATCAAAGTAAAGATTGGCTGTACAGAAGATACGTTGTACAAAAGAAAACAGTTACAGAAATAGGTAAAGAGTGCGGTGTCTCTGCTATGACTATACAGAGATATTTACAAGAGTTTGGATTGTTAAGAAAAAAATGACAGGTTACCCAAATAAAGACGGCGGATATCAGGCTTGGATAACTGACCTTCAGCTAATTGCAACAGAAGCTCCATCAGGACATAAAATTATTGTAGAGTGTCTAGAGACAGCAGAGATGCTAATTAAAAAGAATATATCATATGGAAACTCAGCGCTAGATCCCATTCGTATATTTTCAAAGGCGGATTCAAAAGAGCAGATCCGTGTACGTATTGACGACAAACTAAATAGAATTCAAAACGACAAAGCCTTCCCAGGAGATAACGATATTGATGATTTAATTGGATATTTAATTCTTCTTAAAATAGCCAATAAGTCTTAGTCAACTAAAACATGGTATAATTTATATTATGACAGAATTAGAGCCAGCAGTGCATTTTGATCGCATGAATAAGGTTGTAGAAGAACTTTTAAAAGGAAATTCAGCAACCCAGATAGCTACACTAACAGGATTCTCTAGAAAAGAAGTTTTGGAATATGTAGACGAATGGAAGTCTGTGGTCCATAATGATATGAATATGCGTGATAGGGCAAGAGAAGCAATCTCTGGCGCAGACCAGCACTATGCAATGTTAATTAAAGAAGCCTGGAAGACAGTAGAGGACGCAGATACCCAGGGTCAGTTAAATATAAAAGCAGCATCTCTTAAGCTAATTGCAGATATAGAGACAAAAAGAATAGCGATGCTTCAGTCTGTTGGAGTTTTAGAGAATTCACAAATTGCATCCCAAATTGCAGAAACAGAAAGAAAGCAGGAGCTTTTGGTTGGAATTCTTAAGGAAGTTACTGCTGGGTGCCCTAAGTGTAAGATGGATGTAGCAAAACGCTTATCTCAAATAACTGGTGTTGTCGAATCAATTAATGTAGATGAGGTAGAGGTTATAACCAATGTTCAATAAAGATGGTTTTACGGAGATAGGCGAAAACATATTTGTATATAAAAATTTTATGTCGGACGAAGAGTGCGAATCAATAATGAAAGATATACTTAGCCTGTCAGAAGATTCTTGGGAGGCACCTTTTTTGGCAACAGCAAAAGATTATTTTGCTAGTAATAAACAAACCGAATCAATAAGGGCCGTTAAAAAAAGAATAGGCGCCTTAATGGATGAAGGATACTATGCTACCCCTGGAGGAAGAGCGTCAAAGCTTTTAAAAGGTGCATCCAGAAGGCCACACGCAGACATATATCAATTTCAAGATGTTGTTGAGGCATCGGAAAAGTATGTCGAAGGAGAAGATTTTGATCTAGCAGATCTGATAACACACGGAACAATAATTTATTTTAATGATTTTGATGGCGGAGAAGTTTTCTACCCAGAACAAAATAATTTAGAGTACAAACCATCTAAAGGCGATCTAGTCGTTCATAGCGCAGAAGAAAAATGTAAACATGGAGTTAAAGAAATACTAAGCGATGTCAGATATTTTTCTGTAGGACATTTTTTTAAATTTGTTAAGGTTCCTAAAGGACATAGCTTTAGAAAGACGCCACTAGAAAATCTTAGGGGGTAGCAGATGTCGTTTGATTTTTCAGACCTAATTGATATATTAGATGGAGAAGAGTTTGAAGAAAAGCCAGTAGACCTAAGAACATTTGTCAATGACCCAAATTACCTTGGGCTTCCACCATTATCAGATTATCAGTACACACTCATAGAAAAAAGCTCGCAGATATATAAAGAGTCAACATTAAAAAAATTATTTGGTGAAGAAGAAGGATCAATTAGATTTAAGCAAACGGCAAATGAAGTTGTAGCGCAGCTAGGAAAAGGGTCTGGCAAAGACTACTGTTCAACAATTGCAGTTGCGTATATAGTATATTTGCTATTGTGCCTAAAAGACCCAGCAACATATTATGGAAAGCCACCTGGCGATTCAATTGATATCATTAATATTGCAATCAACTCCCAGCAGGCAAGCAATGTTTTCTTTAAAGGATTTAGAAGCAGAATAGATAAATCTCCTTGGTTTATAGGAAAGTACTACGCCAAAGCATCCGAGATACAGTTTCAAAAAGCAATCACAGTACACTCAGGTCACTCAGAAAGAGAAGCATGGGAAGGTTATAACGTTCTTGTTGTAATCCTAGATGAGATTTCTGGTTTTGCAATTGAAAATACAACTGGCCACGATCAGGCAAAAACAGGTAGCGCAGTGTACGACATGTATAGGGCATCCGTAGACTCAAGATTCCCAGACTTTGGTAAAGTCATATTGCTTTCTTTTCCAAGATTTAAGAACGACTATATTCAGCAAAGATATGATGCTGTCATTGGAGAAAAAGAAACAGTAATTAGAGACCATAAATTTAAGATGTATGAAGAACTCCCAGACGGAACAGAGGGCAATGAGTTTGAAATACAATGGGAAGAAGATCATATAATATCTTATAAGATTCCAAAAGTTTATGCAATAAAAAGGCCAACATGGGAAATAAACCCAGTAAGAAAAATTGATGATTTTAAAACTGCATTTTATACAAACCCAACAGATGCCCTATCTAGATTTGCTTGCATGCCACCAGACGCAGTTGACGCATTCTTTAAGTCAAGAGAAAAGGTAGAGAAAGCTTTCAATGTTGGTCAGATAGCTGTAGACAATTTTGGAAGACTAGAGGAGTGGTTCCTTCCAGACCCAGATAAGAAATACTACATACACGTAGACTTAGCTCAAAAGCATGACCATTGTGCAGTAACAATGGCTCATATTAATAAGTGGGTTAACGTAAAAGTCACAGACACCTACTCACAGCCCGCTCCAATTGTAGAGGTTGATGCAGTTAGATATTGGACCCCAACACCAGATAAATCCGTAGACTTCACAGAAGTTAAAGACTATATTCTTTCCCTTAAAACAAGAGGATTTAATATTGCGATATGCACATTTGATAGATGGAACTCCCACGATATGATGCAGCAACTAAAGCAATACGGAATTAACACAGAGATTTTGTCGGTTGCAAAAAAACATTATGACGATATGGCAATGGTTGTTGCTGAAGAAAGATTAATTGGCCCCCACATACCGCTACTTATAGACGAGCTGTGCCAGCTCAGAATTATGAGAGATAAGGTTGACCACCCTAGAAAAGGCTCTAAAGACTTGGCAGACGCTACTTGTGGCGCTATATTTAATTCTATCAGCAGAACCAGGTTTGACGGTAATCAAGAAATTAATATTCATACATACGAATCTATGAATTACGACAATGATTTTGGGGCCAAAGATGACCCAGATACGACATCTTATAATATGATTAGGGCACCAAGAATGCCTGAAGATTTAAGAGAAGCAATGGACAGGATGCAGATAATATGAGCGAATATCAGGATAGAGCAAAAGATTGCAAGTGCTGTAGCAAGCATGTGCCACTTCCAACTGTATTAAGAGAGTACAATGGAATAGTGGTATGCCCAACAACATTTGCAAATGTATTAGAGTATAAAAGAATATGGGATTCATATGGATCAAGACCAATGGGGTCTATTAGAAAACATTTTTCCGAGTACGTACAGGAACTAGTAGAGGGAAGCCTGAAGCAATGATAAAAATAAAATACTATCTGCTAAAACCTTTTAGATTTTTTAAAAAAAGAAAAAATAGAAAAAAGGATAGGTTTATATACTAATGAAATTAAATTCAGATGACCTTTGGTATGAATCATCTTACCCAATAGAATCACAAATATCTGATTGGTCTGAGGAGTGCAACAAGTATGGTTACAGGACAGGAGAAATTAATTCATGTGCTGATATTGTTTCTCTTGGATGCTCAATGACATTTGGTTTAGGGGTTGAACCTGGTGATGCTTGGCCAGATTTGCTGGCAAAAGATTTAGATATGTCAGTACATAATCTTGCTGGGTGTGGAAAATCTGTAATGTGGAACATAAATAAATTCTTTTCTTATGCAAACAAGTTTGGCAATCCAAAAGTATTGGTCTGCCTATTTCCAGAATTTACAAGAATAGAGGTGTCTTCAAAGACATCTCATATGTACCCAAGATATAACCACTTTCCAAAGCACGATCTCAAAGATGACAAAATAATAAGATACGGGATATGGAATCAAAAAAATAAATTTAATACAGGTAAAGGTATTTTTATTGCTGAAGACACCATCCCGTCTGAACTGTCTTTTGATATATCTGTACAGTATATTAAAATGCTTGAGATGTACTGTAATACAAATAACATTAAATTGTTTTGGGGGACATGGTCAGATTCGGAATCACATTGGCTAGATCAAAATATAGAACTCACCGAGTTTAAAAACTACATTAGCCTAGGAATGAATGATTGGCATTTTGATAAAGATAATGGAATGAAAGAGGTTTATAAAAAAGATTGTCACCTTGATCAGTCAGAGCTTAAAAATTTTTATTACTCTAAAGATGCAAATACTGCACCTACACCACATTTTGGATTACACAGAAATATCCACATAGCTGAAGATTTTAAAAAGGAGATCTTGTCATGGCAAAAGAAATGAACACCTCAATATACCACCCAGCTCATGAAACGTCTAACTGGAAGTATGCTACTCAAGGACTAGTTGGAGGACTAAAAGGGGCTAGAAAAGGAGTATACTCAAACTCTCTTGGTTTTGCAGGACCAGAATTTACTGAGGCTGCAGAAATAGTAGCACTGGGATGCTCTTACACATACGGTGAAGGTGTCCCACCAGGATCTAGCTGGTCTGATTTTGTTTCTAAAAAAACCAATATGACTTTGCATAATCTTGGGTCAAGCGGTAAAGGTGTTCCTTTTGAAATAAATTGTTTTTTTGAGTACGTAAAAAAATTTGGAAATCCAAAGATTGTTCTGTGCTTATTTCCAGATTTTATAAGAATGGAAATTGCATCTAGGTCTTATCAAATGAGGCCACAAAAAGAATATAGAATTAATGGCCCCGTACCTACCTTAGATCAAGATGAAGAAGTTATAACATATGGGGTGTGTCCACAACCAACATATGAGGGAAGGCCAAAATATTTAAAAACACCAGTTGTTGCAGAAGAGATAATGCCTCTGGAAATGGGTCTTATGCTTTCAATACAGTACATCAAAATGCTTGAGGCCTATTGCAATACAAACAATATTAAATTAATATGGACAACATGGTTAACTGGACAAAATATATGGCTTAACAACAATAAAGACAAGGGTTATTTTAGAAACTATTTCAATTTTAATGAGACTGAATGGCATCAAAGAGTCGAAGATCTTGGAAAAGATGTACTTTGTAATAGATTTCACAGGAAAGGTACTGAGTGCACCACAGAATTTTTATGTCATGAAGAATATCGTGAAGAGCACAGACTTGGATTTGATATATCTTTAGATGTTAAGATATCAAGGACAGCAACTTTAAATGGGCACTCTGGAGTGCATAAACATATACACTGGGCAGAATTTTTTGTAAAGGAAATTAATGACTATAATATTGGGAGTTAATGAAACATCTCACGATGCCTCAGTATCTTTAATTAAAGACGGAGAGATATTGTTTGCTGGACATTCTGAAAGGTACAGCAAGCAAAAAAATGATTGGTATATAAACGATAGTTTAGTTAGTGACGCTTTGCAGTATGGCAGACCTGATCACATAGCTTACTACGAGAAACCCCTTCTAAAGGCCTCTAGGCTATTTTTAAAGGGTGGTTCTGGGGACTGGAAGCCCAGATTTAATTTAGATGGGATACCTAGAAAATCATTTAGCCACCATTATTCACATGCCGCTGCAGGATATTACACAAGCTCATTCAATGATGCATGCATAGTTGTTTTAGATGCAATTGGTGAGTATAATACCTCCACAATTTGGGTTGGAGAAGGAGACAAGATTAGGCTCAAGTATAAACAAAACTATCCTATTAGCTTTGGATTATTCTATTCAGCATTTACTAAGCTCATCGGCCTAATGCCAAATCAAGAAGAGTATATTATGATGGGAATGGCTGCCTATGGAGATTGGAAAAGGTATTATAAAGAGGTTGATGAATATTTCCCTTCATACGATAAACAAAAGTATAGCTTTCATCAGGGAATTAATGACTGGGGTATGGCAATTTCAGATCAAGATAGGTTTGATATTGCAGCAGCAGTTCAAATGGTATATGAACAAAGACTTAATCAATTTATGCGTATGGCAAAGTCCATCAGTGGAAAAAATAATCTAGTATTTATGGGCGGATGTGCTCTTAACTCTTCTGCAAATACACTTCTATGGAAGATATTTGACATGATTTGGATTATGCCAAACCCAGGAGATGCTGGGAGCTCACTGGGAGCTGCAACAGCGCTGTATGGCAAACATATAGAATGGAAAGGCCCCTACTTGGGATACGATATGGGTGGCAAGTATCCAGTACAAGAAATTGTTGATGGAATATTAAAGGACGGCATCGTTGCTGTAGCAACAGGAAAGGCTGAATATGGTCCAAGAGCACTCGGAAACAGGAGCATACTTGCAGATCCAAGAGATCCAAACATTAAAGACAAAGTAAATTTAATTAAACAAAGAGAGTTGTTTAGACCATTCGCACCAGTTGTTCTTGCGGATCACGCACATAAATGGTTTGATATGGATTTTGAGAGCCCATATATGCAGTACACTGTAAAGTGTTTACAACCAGATAAAATCCCTTCAGTCGTGCATGCTGATGGCACATCAAGAGTCCAGACTGTTACAAGGGACCAGCATCCTGGTCTTTATAGAGCAATAAACAAATTCTATTTAAAGACAGGCGTACCAGTTTTATTAAATACAAGCTTAAATATAAAAGGTCAACCTTTATTAAATGACCATAAAGATGCTATTGACTGGCAGGCATATTATAGTTATACTATACTAACTGGTGCCAGTAGCTTAGTTGGTTAAAGCCCCGAACTCATAATTCGGTAATCGTAGGTTCAAGTCCTACCTGGCACACACCTCTGTAGCTCAGCGGAAGAGCAACAGACTTCTAATCTGTTGGTCGCTGGTTCGATTCCAGCCAGGGGTGCGGGATTTTCCCACTTATATATAAGGAGAAAAATGAAAACTGTAGGAGATAAGCTCGGTAATTTTGCCGTTACTGGAGTTAAACCTGGAGCACTGTCTTACGAGGACAGTTCTTTTGAAACAATTACGCAAGACTCTTTTCCAGGCAAATGGAAGATTATTGCTTTTTATCCAAAAGACTTTACTTTTGTATGCCCAACAGAAATTGTTGCTTATGATGCATTAGTAAATGACTTTAACGATAGAGACACCGTTCTTATGACTGGTTCGGTAGACAACGAATTCTGCAAGATTGCTTGGAGAAATGCACACGAAGATCTAAAGAAGACAAACTCATGGTCATTCGCAGATACAGCTCATCAGCTTGCAAATGATCTTGGAGTGCATCACCCATCTGGTGTTGCTTATCGTGCAACATTTATTGTAGATCCAGACAACATTATCCAGCATGTTACATGCAACAACTTGGATGTCGGAAGAAACGCAGACGAAGCTCTTCGAGTACTTGACGCACTGCAGACTGGTGAGCTTTGTGCTTGCAACAGACCTCTTGGAGGAGAAACTCTATGACATGGGTAGATCAACTAAAAGAATCAATTCCTGAGTATGCAAAAGACATTAAGCTAAATCTTGATGCAGTAGTAAATAGATCAGAGATTGATCCTGACTACGCATTGTATTTATCAATTGCTTCTGCATTTGCAACTGGTAACTCTAAGCTGCTTGCATTTCTTGTAGGATACTCAACAAATGACGTAGAAAGAGATGCAGCACTTGGCGCTGGTGCAATTATGGCACAGAACAATGTGTGGTACCCATATTCAAGAAAGTCGCACGATGAAGAGTTTAAGAGAATCAATGGTCAGCTCAGAATGAATATAATGGGTTCTCATGGTGGAACAACTAAGGCAAAGTTTGAATCATATTCCTTAGCAGCGTCTATCATTGGAAAGTGTGATTACTGCGTATCTGGACATTTTGATGTCCTTAGAAACGAAGGCTATACATATGAGCAGTTGCGTGATATCGGAAGAATTGCAGCAACAATTAATGCTATAGCAAAAATACTTAGCGCATAAAAAAATCTCCTTGGCATGAGGCTAAACTGCCCAAAAGTTCCTATAGCTCAGCTGGTAGAGCAGCAGACTTTTAATCTGCGGGTCGATGGTTCGATACCATCTGGGGACACATATGATAGAATATAAGTTATGACTAGAAAAATATTAATAATTGGGGATTCTCATTCAGCAAAGCTATCTTTTGGATTAGGTAATTTTTTACAAAAAAATTCGTCAGACGACACGACACAAGACTCTGACCATCAATACCGAACAAAATATATAGATAAGCTTGGTAACAATGTATGGATGGAAGACTCACTTGTAACATATAAAAATAAGTCATTGAATTTTTATATATCTTGCCACCCAGGAAGATCTGCATTACATTTTGATTTTGAAAATTTTGCAAGCGGAACTCAAAAAGAAATGTTAAGCGATTGGAATGAAGAAGGCAGAATAATCATGCCATGGTTTGGATATATTGATGTAAGGAATTGGCTACCACAAACTGGTCTAAATAACTATGTAGACGTAGAGAATGTAGTAAGGACCTACATAGATAACGCTACAAGTAAATTTAATAAGGCTAGGGTTATATTTATTGAGCCGATGCCTCAGTTCATATGCATAGTTACCAGCAGGTTCAGATTCAACCACACGGACCCAGCGATAGAGTTTGAAGATAGGCACGAATTTCAGCTCAAATTTGTTTCAGAGCTGCGTAAGCAATGCTTAGAAAGAGGGTTGGATAAGCCAGTAAGCATATCCGATATACTTGGTACCGACATGATAGAGCCATGGATGCAGCCCAAAACCCCTATAACCTATTTCTTAAATGATCACCTAAAGCCACAATACTATACTCAAATACTTGAGCACATATACAGCAACGTTAAATAATTTTTTGGTATACTAGGATAGTATTAGCAACTTAACAACAAGATAGGGGAACAAAATGGCAACAAAAGGAAGTTTAGAGGCAATCATCGAGGTTGCAAAAAAAGAAATTGGAACAATTGAAGGTCCAAAAGATAACGAAACAAAGTATGGTGCATGGATGAAAGTTAATTTCCAACCATGGTGCCAATCGTTCGTTTCTTGGTGTGCATATACTGCGGGGGTCGCAAAGTTCCCAAAGTCAGCATCGACTGTAGCAGCGTCAGATCAATTTAAGAAGGAAGGCCGCTGGTCAGATGCACGTAATGATGACCCACAGGCTGGAGATTGGATTTATTTTGATTTCCCAGATGATGGTGTAAATCGCATTTCGCATGTTGGATTGTGCATCAAGAACAATGGCGATGGAACAATTCAGGTTATCGAAGGAAATACTTCAGGAACCGCAAAAGGAGATCAGCGTAACGGCGGAATGTGTGTTGAGAAGACTCGTGCATATGTCAAGGATAACAAGAAGAAGCTACTAAATGCTGTTGTAGGTTGGGGCCGTCCAGTTTATGCTGGGGAAGAAGATGCTCCACTTTTAAATAAACTAGCACCAGCACCAGTTAAGAAGGCTGCACAAGCAAAGCCAGCGGCAAAAAAAGTAGCACCAAAGAAGATTAAGTAGTGTACGAGTACTACGTAAGAAAAGTAGAGGGTGTAGTCGATGGGGATACTATTGATGTCCTCATCGATCTAGGCTTTGATATTTTATTTGCATCTAGGGTAAGACTTGCTGGGATAGACACACCAGAATCAAGAACAAAAGATCTGGCGGAAAAAAAGCTTGGGCTTGAAGCTAAAGAGTACTTGAAGTATAAACTAAAAGATGCCAAGTCTGTAAAAATTAAAACAGAAAAGATGGACTCCTCAGAAAAATACGGAAGAATTCTTGGATGGATATTTATAGACGATCAAACAGTATCAATTAATGATCAGATGATTCAAGACGGATATGCTTGGGGATATCTTGGAGACACCAAAGTAAAAGACTTTGAAGCATTAGCAAAGGCTAGAGCAAAAGCAAAAAAGTAGTTGCAGTCTTAGTCAACCGAATGGTATAATAGTATGGTCACCTGCCAAATGGGGGTGACCATATTACTTGCTTAAAAGGAGAATAAAATGGTAACACAATTTGCTATGGATCTATTCAAGGATCCATTTTTTATTGGCTTCAACAGAGAGTTGGAGCGTTTCAATAGTCTTAGTAAGGTAAACAATACGGCATTCCCGCCATATGATTTGCTAAAGCTAGACGAAGATAACTATCAGCTAACGCTGGCAGTTGCTGGATTCACAAGAGAAGATCTGACTGTATCAATTGAAGACGGAAGTCTTTGGATTACAGGTGAAATTACAGAAGTAACAGATGCAGAAGTTGTCCATAAGGGAATCGCTGCACGTAAGTTCACAAGAATCTTTGAATTAAGTGAATACATGGAAGTTTCTAGTGTAGAGCTAAAGGATGGTATGTTGCATATCCGTGTGGTTAGAAATCTACCAAAAGAAAAACAACCAAAAATTCTAAAAATTAAATAACGGTGAGACCTGGGTATGTCCTAAAACTGCCCACTTAACAGAAAGATTAAAATGATTATTCAAATAATTGGTCTACCAGGCTCTGGTAAGACTGAGCTTGCCAAAGCATTAAAGGAACGCATCAATGCAATTCATTTAAATGCAGATGAAGTTCGTTCAACAGTAAATTCTGATCTAGGCTTTAGTGCTGAAGATAGAATAGAGCAAGCAAGACGCATGGGAGAGATGGCAAGATTAATTGCCAAGCAAGGAGTAGCACCAGTAGTAGTCGACTTTGTTTGTCCCACAGAATTAACTCGCTCAGCATTTGGTAACCCAGATATTCTTATCTTCATGGATACAATAGAAGAAGGAAGATTCGAAGATACAAATAAGATGTTTGAGCGTCCTGAAATTTTTGATGCAACATTTGAAGACCATAGACTAGACGCTAATCAAAAGGCAACAGTAATCATTAAGTATTTTAATCTACATGATTGGTCTGCACCAACAACATTGATGCTTGGAAGATATCAGCCTTGGCACGAAGGACACCACGCACTTTATAAAGAGGCGGGAAAGAGAACAGATCAAGTTCTTCTTGGAGTTCGTAATACATATAATACAAGTGAAAAAGACCCACTTAAGTTTGATCAGGTAAAGGAATATATTGCCAAAGATGAATTTATGGATGGCGCATTAGTGCTAAGACTGCCTAACATTACCAACATTGTCTATGGTCGTGATGTTGGATATAAGATTGAGCAATTAGATTTGGGGGCAGACATTCATGCTATATCGGCTACTGAAAAACGCAAGCAATTGGGTATTTAAACAATTAGAAAAATCAGGACAAGCAATGAATGATGCTGAAGACCGAATGGTAGCAGCAATGTTTAAGAAGGAAGATAAAGATGCAAGTAACTAAATCCAGATCTTTTGCCAAAGCGCTCAGTTATCGTATCTGGGGAACCCTATCTTCATTTGTTGTTGCTTATGTTATAACAGGAAATGCTACACTTTCAGGAGCCATAGCTTTTTGGGAAACGGTAGTTAAAGTATTTATTTACTACGCACATGAGCGTGGATGGAACAAAATTAAATGGGGAAGAACAAGCTCTTAGCAGCCTCGTACAGCTCTACATCCATAGAGTTTACTTCCTTTATTCTGTTTATCTCATCTTCAGTTAAAGACTTACAAAATTCTTTAACTCCATAAGACATAAACTGATTCGTGTCTTCTAGGTCATCAAAATATTTAACATCGCTAAAACCAAGGTCATCAGCAATTTTTCTCTTTATCTTATTGTAAGTGTTTATGTTAATATCTTTTGAGTCTATTAAAAGGTTTACCCTATTCAGTCTTGATAGTATTAAGTCTTTATTCAGCTCAACATCTTCGTGAGGATCAACTTTATTATTTTTCCACTCTATAAAGCTCCTAGACTGAATATTAGTCACTAAATCAATCCTATTAAAAAAATCCTCTTTATTTACAATTGCGCTAAAAGCTAGGTTGTAGCTTACTATTGCTTCTACTGGGTCCCTTAGTGCACATATTATGTACGTGTCATCGGATATCAGATTATTCCACCCATGATGTGTCCAACTTTCTGGTACCACCTCTGGGATCAAGAACTTTGTGTCTTCCGATTTTGATGCCTGAAGAATATCCTTTAGTATATACCTGTGGAAGAATCTTCCGTTTGTTCTACTAACATGCAAGTGGTAAAATGATTTCATACTATATATTGTAGCATTTTCATATTGACAATGACAGGTATATATAGTATATTTATACAATGCCAGTTTATGAATATCTG